CGCTCGAAAAAAAATGCGCATGTGGCGTAATTGGTAGCCGCGCTGTCTTCAGGTGGCAGTGACCTACGGTCGTGGGGGTTCGAGTCCCTTCATGCGCACGATTCAATTTCCAAACCCGCTGATTTATAGTAGTATTTCAGTGGGTTTTTCTTTTTGGGGCAACACTATGGACAACGCTTGCATTGTTGTCGAATAATATTGAATTATTCTTTAGCTTAAAATTAAGTAGTGCGTTTTCCTGTTCCAGCGCATTGATGGTTTTTAATGCCTGGGATAATTGCTCCCTTAAGGAAATAATAATTTTGTCTTTATCTTCCATTTTTAATCTTGGAAATAATTACATTTGTTGAATCGATAGAACCTTTAGATAAATGGATTTACCCATAAATTTACTTCTTTGATCTAGATCAACCCAATAATCAGCTCTGCTCTTAATATCATTATCTGAAGAAATAAACTCTATTTGATATTTAGATTCATCCTTAACTTCATATGTAACCTTATATTTCTTTAGATTATTAATCTTACAGAAATTATTTAGACCATCATCTCCCCAAATAAATATTCTGTCAGTATCTGGATTCATATTCTTTGTGATCAAATAAGGAAATTCTAATTCGGTATGACTAATACTTAATATAGGGTTATCACAATGTATATCTAAATTTCCTATATGAAAATACCTTTTACAATGCTTAAGTAAATCTTTTCCATCGACTCCATATGTACCACTATTATTCAAATATGTTTTTCTTCCAACTATATAAGAACCTATAACTGTATGTGGTTTATATTTTCTAATTGCTTTTGCAGCATCTATCTTTTCAATATAATCTGGATATTTAAAAATATGTCCATTACCCATTGAGACAGGGAATTTATCATTTTTAGAATGGCTGTCTGTTGTAATAATTCCGAGCTCTCTGCCTAAAAATCCTCTGCCTGCTCCAATTTCAATAGCTAAATTATCTTCGATTAGTTGATCTAAAAGTGTACATAATTCTTCTGTTGGGATTAAATAGATATCTTCCTCCAGCATAAAACTATATATTTCATTACTGGTAAATTCTTTTAAGTAATAATCAAAAGGAAGAATTTTTAAGTCGTTACCTTCAAAAATTTTTGATTTAATATTAGTCGTATCAACTAAATTAATATGTTTAGGGCGCTGTTTATCGGGATCTAAACTTTGAGGATTACGTCTAATCCTCTGATTAATTTTGAAATGTATATTCATTTTTAGATTTAAGGCTTTGTTTAAATTTATCTTCTCTTACCTCTGCTTACCTCAATAACATTGAATAATTGCGCAACATCTTTTAAATTTAAAATTTTGTCTTCATATTCCGGATTAAGAGAATGAATAGTTATATCTCCGGTATCTATATTGTGTTCTATTATTCTCTTTATCAAAATCCCTTCGCTCCTGTGAACTATGACAAAATCCCATTGATTAATATGAAGTTTGTAATTCCATAAGTCAGCTTTTATTTCTCTGCAATATAATCTATCACCGGCAAATATCCCATCCTTTGATTCTTCCTCCATGCTATCTCCCCGAACCTCAAAGGCTACATAGTTTCCTTTCGATTCGTGATCAACAAACATCGGTACTTTTGGAAGTGCTTCAATATATTCCATGTCAGAAAAGCCGCTTAAATATCCAGCATATGCATACTGACTAACAAGCGGAATCATTATAATGTTCGGGTTTTCTATTATGAGAGCTTCGTCTATTGATGTTTCGGGAACCATTTGGCCAATACCTGTTTCAATCCAAACTTTGTTTAGTTTTTCGTTTAGAGAGCAAAGTCTATCAATAAAATCTTTTGGTAATTCTACTTTACAGTTAACTACTTGAGAAAAAGATGATTTATTCTTATATCCCAAAAGTTTGCCGATATCTTCTTGATTATTAGCTACTCCTTGGCCAATAAGCCATCTTATCACAAGTTTTATTCTTTCTGAAAGCCCCATATGTAAACAAGTTAATAAATTTTAACAAGAAAACTAAACATGTTAGTGTAAACATGTTTATATTTGCATTATTGAATGTGAACAGAGTTTAACTCTGTCGCAAATGTAACTAACAAATATACTCAAAAAAATACCTAAAAGTAGTCAGTTATGGAACTTATAAATCAGAGTACCCCGCTAGATAGATTATTTATTGAATTCGAAACACCATTCGGAATAATAGCAAAAATATCTGACGAAGATCTAAAGTCTATACAAGGTAATTTAAATCTATCCTCTGAGAACAAGGCTAGAGTTGACTATGAATTAAGAATAAGGAGTATTCAACTTCCTCAAAACTGGAAATTAAGCTATTAAAACTAAACAAAAAATATAATGGAAACAAAGAACAGAGAATTGCTGGAAGATAAGCTACCTGCTATTAAGGAAAGAGTCGAGAACGAAGCTAAGCATGGTGATAAATCTAAGGCTGCTAAGAATGCTGAAATAAGTGTTGCTACTCTTAACAGAGGCTTGAATCAGGATTCCTTTGATAAAGTATCAGACGACCAGTATGCAGGTATTGTAGAGCTAATGAAGATTCTTAATACAAGAAAGAATAAACGTTCAGAGTTAAGCGGTTATGTTAACTAAGGCTGATGAACTGACAAAAACTCAACAGAAGGTTTATAAGTTGTTGGCTGCCGGAAAATCATATAAAGAGATTGCGGATATACTAGATAAACCTCTCGAAACAATAAAATCACATATCAGAGAAATTAAGCTCAGAGTTCCATATCAGAAACAGGGAGAAATAATAGCCAGCTTTTGGTGTGAAATGTTTGGAGCTTCTTTCGAAGAACAGAGGAAGCAAATAATAGCCAGCTGTTTGACTTTACTTCTTATTGCAACAATACAAATGGATTTCACTGATAAATATAGAAGAATCGAACAACGGAGGGTTGCACGAACAGAAGTTCGATTTACAGGTAGGAAAACAGAATATTCAAGCGCATCATAATATAAATCATGGGAATTATAGCAAATACGACATATCAGATTGATGCAGAAGAACTGTCTAAGTTTTTTAGTAAAGAAATGGAGCAGAAGGCTATTGATGCCTTTTGTAATAAATTCAGTAATACACTGGTTACGCCCAAGGAAGTAGCACTTTTCCATAATGTTAGTGAAGCCACTGTCATAAACTACTGCAAAGACGGATTAATCATTCCAGAGCATAGAGAAAAAGAATATTGCGCATATAGATTCCGATTGAGTGAAGTGTTGAAATTTGATTTTATTGAATTGAAAAAACTACTAAAAATCAGAGCACATGAAAAAAGATAAGACAAAAACACACGGTTATACTCTAACAAAATTCATTCTAGGAGCTGTTTGTTTCTTCGCGCTCTTATATCTGAAATGGTATATCTGTGACAGGGAAAATGAAATAGACAATAGGCAAACTCAGGAAATGGTAGACTACCAAAGTTCACGAGGACACGATATTAATGTATATGAATAACGGTTCGGGTGTGTAGCTCAGTGGACAGAGCGGTCTGGAGACGATTAACAGACAGGTCATTGGTTCGAATCCAATCACATCCACAATAGTCTACCTTAAAGACTGAAAAGAAAAGTGCTGAAGGGCAACCAAAGAGGTTGAGCAGGTGCAGTCCTGTATAATCTGCCGCGAAATTCTAATAGAAAAGTAGCGAAACATACCGTAGCAACCAGATACGAAAGTTGAGAGGGAACGGCAAAATAAAGGCTTCCAGGGTGCATAGTTTAAAGGTAGAATGGCTACGGGTTTTTTCAGGCTCGGAGTTGATGGCGGTTCGATTCCGTCTGCATCCACAAGGTCAGGAAAGATGGAATGAAAACGACCCTTTTATGAGTACTCATTTTGTTTGAAACGCTAACGCTGCCCGCGATACGAGGGCATGTAATCTATATCCTCCGCAACATAGTGCATGAAATAAACCCTCTTTTTGAGGGGAGAGGAGCGACATATTAATATGGTTCGGGATTACCAAGGGCTGTCAGAAATGACGGCCCTTTTTTATTCATACTAACTAAATCAATAATATATGAAAAGATCTATTAACGGTATCTATTACTACATTGACAGTAAAGTCGAGATAGGATACACTATCGATAAGGATTCATCCGAAGATAGGGTACGATTTGAAAATGGAAATTATTACAATTCCGAAGAGGCACGCATGGTTCTGCCATCAGTAAAAGATGCCCACCGTGTAATGAAAAGTGTAAGAATAACTGAAAACTAAAGTAACGCAATATTTGAATTATGAAAAAGAAAAAGAACTTAATGGCTTCACTACATGCAAAGCTGATGTATGAAATGATAGTTACACAGAAGAAGACTAACCATGATTTATTTCTAAATTATTCAGGACATGTGGATCTTATTGAGATAAGCATATCGTATAATGGTTGGAGTAGCAGCAATACAAGCAAGAATATATTTAAAGTATTCAGACCTAAAATCAAAGATATGAAAGATGCAATCAATCTTATAAAAGCAATTAAGTAACGCAATATTAACAATCAAAATCATTAATCATGACATTAATCAGAAAATTCAACGAACTGGAAATAACACGTTTCCTAAAAATCTTGCTCTATGGTCAAGCGGGTATGGGTAAATCAACGCTAGGTATATCAGCTCCCAAACCACTATTGATTGACTTTGACGGTGGAGCGAAACGTATCAACAAAGCACATCTTCATGATGTCGGTATCGTTCAGGTCAGTAACTGGACTGAAGCAATGAATGTGCTGAATGAGGACCTTTCAGCATACGAAACTATTGTTGTGGACACTCTCGGCAAAATGATGGACTTTATTATCGACTATAAATGTCCCGGACGAGTTCCACGAATAAATGACTGGAACGGTATCAACGCAGAGTTCGGAACATTTACAAGAAAGCTCTCCTCTCTGCAGAAACATCAGATATTTATCTGCCACCGTGATACGAGAAAAGAGGGTGAAGATACGGTATTTATTCCTGCTCTTAGGGAAAAGAACTATAACTCAATAGTCACTGAACTCGACCTATTGGGTTACATGGAAGTGAGGGAAAAGAAATGGACTGTCACTTTTGACCCTACCAACCGCAATGATGGAAAGAACACCTGTAATCTTCCGTCGGTAATCAACATTCCAATGATAGTGGATATGAACGGTGACCCTACCCGCAAAAATACGGCGTTGCAGGATATGGTGATTGCTCCATATATGAAACGTCTGGACGATAGGGATGCAGAGACTGAGAAGTACAATCAGGTTATCGCCGAACTGAAAGACAATATTGTGCTGATTACAGACGCTCTGTCTGCCAAAGATTTTGCCGGAAGGATAAAGGATTTCGCCCATGTAGGCAACTCTATGGCGGTAGCAAGAAAGATGTTTGGCGAAAAGCTGGCTGAATTGAACCTGAAGTATAACAAAGACACTGACGAATATGAACCAGCCGCTTAGATATCAATTCTATGCGACTCTTCTCGATAAGTATCAAAGTTATCTCGACTTCCGAATTATTTACAATCAGTACTGGGGGTTCAGCGAGGATCCCCCATTTACCGAAGAAGAGTTCGAGGAAAAGCAAAAGCAGGACTTAATCGACCAGATAAACCGTGTACCGTTTGATAGTGAACATGCAGACAGGGGAACAGCATTTAATGAGGTTATTGATTGTATTATCGAAAGGCGTAAGTCAGAAGATATGGAAATCTATTCAGAGCCTGATTTAAACCTTATAAATGTCAAATACAACAATAGAGAGTTTAAATTTCCTATTTCAGTTTGTCGTGAATTCGCCGATTATTTTAAAGGTGCATTAACACAGCAATTCACTGCCGGCATATTGTCCACCCGCTATGGTGATGTTAGGCTTTACGGATATATAGACGAACTGATGCCCTTATGTGTACATGATATCAAGCATACATCGAAATATTCTGTAGGAAAGTTCCGCCGAAACTGGCAACACATAGTATATCCTTTCTGTCTCAATCAGGACGGCAATAATGTAAACGAATTTGAGTACAATGTTGCTCAATATAAGGACTTGAAAAATGAAACGGTTTACGAAACCTTTTCTGAGCATTACAGCTACGTTCCTGAGAGAGATATTCCGCGACTGGTGGAAGTATGTGAAGGACTAATTGAGTTTATAGAAGCACATCGGGATGTGATTACAGATAATAAGATTTTCAACATAACAGATTAAGATATGAAATTTATAGTTGAACTAGATAATTTTTGGATGGATGAGGATAATGGTTCTGTTGAAGAACAATTAAAGAACTTTATTCTCCGGACAGTTGTATATGAAATTTGGGGTAAAGTAAAAGATATGATAAAACCTCAAATGGACGAATTAATACGTAATCTTGTAGATACGAAACTTAACGATAAAATTACCAAGGAAGTTGAAAAGCAGGTTACTACAGGCACTCTTAAACCCCGATATAGTAATGACCCAGAATTGACAATAGAACAATTTATTCAGGATAAGTTCCGGGGAAGTTCGAATAAAATAGATGTGGACGGAATTGTCACAAAAATAGCTAAAGGTCATGCAGAGGAATTGAAGAAAAGATATGACCTATTATTCGCTTCTCAGCTTGTTTCTAAGATGCAGGAACAAGGTATGCTGAAAGAAGATGTAGCAAAATTATTGTTTGATAATCAGGGAGCTTAACCGCTCCCTTTTTTTATCCTATGGAATTACATATAACACCCAAAGAGGATTTACTAAAAGAGGCCTACAAGATACAGGATTACCTTAATGTAGTAATGAGTGAGAATCCAGAAGAGGCGGTTCAGCGTGGTAATGATTTATCTTCTTATCTCGCAAGGACTACTAAGATGCTTGCTGATGCTAAATATCATTTGAATACCACAACAAAAACAGATGTATTCGATATCCTCAAAGATGCTGCAAAACATGCCGGGGCTACTCCGTCCGCAATAAATAAGTTAGTAAAAGCAGCTTCTAAAGAAGAACAATATCTGGTAGACTTGATTGAAAGGCTTAATGCTGCCTGTACTCATCAGATTGATTGGTGCAGAACTATAATAAGTAAGGCAAAAACAGAAATGCAATATACATCGAGAGGGGGATTTTAAGTTATGAGGTCAAAAATTACTAATTTAATTTATCCTTAATTAGAATAAAAGTGAGTATCTTGCATTTAAGCAAGTGAACTATAATTTTGATGCATTATGACTAAAAAGAGATACCCTCAAGAAAAGTTAAACTTTGAAGATGCTATCCAATTTGTTTTAAATAATCAAAAAGGAACACGAGACGAATTACTTAATAAGATAGGACCTGAAATGTTTGAGCAATTGGCGATGCTAGGTTATATCAAACAGGGAGTAAATGTTATGGATAATGACAAACCAACTCGTTCGTGGATTGTATCAGATAAAGCAACTTTCCCGCAAATACCTACTGATGGATCAAGTTTGGATAATTTATTATTAAAATTAGAAGAAAGTGAGGCTTTATCAGAAAAATATAAACGCCAGATAGCTGAACTAAATGATCAATTAATTAACAAAAGTAAATCAGAAGCTGAACAAGAACAGATTCGTAAAGAAAGAGATAGTTTACGAAAAGAATTGGATTTCGAGATAGAACGCAAAAAAAGAGAGACTACAGAAAATATAAAAAATGCATTTCTAAGTTTAGACTCTGCTACTGGCGATTTGAATCTTGAAGTGAATAGATTGAATTCAATGTATAAAGGTTATATCGTAGCTATGTTTACATGTGTTTTATTGATGATAGTTGTTTGGATACGTTATTTTACTAATGCAGATTCAGAAGGGACTGTTTTAAGCTTTTGGTATTATCTTTCTCCAAATGTGATTTTAGTAACAGCATCATTGATTTGTTTATTTCAGGCTCAAAAATGTCAACGACAAATAGTTTTACTCAAAAAATTTCTATATAAACCAAAACAAATACAAGGTTTGCTAGATGCCTATGTACATTTATCTAAGGAGGAGAATAACGAAGTTAAGGTTAAGGCAAATGAAATTTTTGACAAATATATAAATCATATTATTTGTAATGATATAAATATAGATAATGAAGAAAAAAACATGAATCAAGAGGATGGAAAAGAAAAATCTACTCAGGAAGCAATAGCAAAGGCAATAACTGATTTATCAAGTTACTTTAAATCCTCCTAAAATATTAATAAAAATTTTACTACAAACTTAATATATAGAGCAGTCGGAAACGATTGCTCTTTTTTTATTTAATAAAACAGAGAAAATATGATTAAAGACATCAAAAAAGTAGCCATCAAGAATGGTGGTCTGGTAATCACCTATGATGATTACAATAGTGACAACGATTACACCGATGAGGTAAACAGAACCTGTCCTCAGATTATTCACCCAGACTTACAGCTGGCGCTCGATAAGTTGAAAGCCCATGTAGTCTGTGTATGTGAAATGCCTGAAATGAATAATATAGACGAGAGCAACCTCGATACAGCACATGAGGAACTCAAAAATATTGTCATAACTGGTTTCTCTCCGGGCGGTAGTGATGAATCTGCAGGTGTTAGTATCGTTGCTCAAAGATTGCTGAAAGGTAGTAAAGTTCTGAATGTCAATATGCCGTTTACCCCTTATGAAAGCGAAGATTATCCTTTCTCCTATGAATTACAGTTAGCTGTTCAGGCTTGCGAATATGAGGTAAAGGAATATCTGGAAAATGGCAAATTTGGAATAAAACAAGCAGAAATGGAGTTCGCTCCTCATTCAGAGGGAGAAGCAAAGATTATTGCCGAAGCAGAGAACGTTGGGGAAAACTTGACCGAGTTAATAAAGAAAAAATCAGGCGGAAAGATAAAGAAAGTAAAACTAGAGGTCTCAGAATTCTAAGACATGGTAAATATTGTACTAAAAGCGGGTAATCTGGGAAGCTATTACGAAATATACTTCGACTTTCATCCGAAATTGGTACGAAAACTACAGGATATCAAAACAAGGACGGATGCACGTTATAATGGTAAATGTTGGACTATTTCGGCAGTATATCAGACAGAGGTAGAGAAGTTCGCCCGGTTCGCCAGATTCATTACCGAGGTAATTATGGGAGAACCGCCAAAAGACATCTATGTTGACTATACACCTGTCGAGCTGGAGAAACTTATCATTCCTCATCAGTTGAAAGTAAATCCATATCCCTATCAGGGAGACGGTATAGCAACAGGGCTAAAGTTTAAACGCTTCCTCAATGGGGACGACCCGGGACTCGGAAAAACATTGCAAAGCATCGGTACAGTAAATCTGGCCGATGCTTTTCCTTGTCTGGTTATATGCCCGAGTTCCATAAAAATCAATTGGCAACGGGAATGGCATAAGTTTACTGACAAGAAAGCCATGATACTCGATGATAAAGTAATCGACACATGGCCTTTCTTTTGGGAAGCCGGAATGAATCAGATTTACATCGTTAATTATGAGTCTTTGAAAAAGTTCTTCGTACAAAAGCTATTGAAGCCCAAAGGATGGATGCTTGCCGATGTTATTTTCCGGGAATCAATCAAACTGTTCAAATCTGTAATTGTCGACGAGTCTCATAAATGCAAGGAGTTTTCCGCACAGCAAAGTAAGCTAACCATGGGTATTGCTAACGGCAAAGAAATGGTTATATGCCTGTCCGGTACTCCTGTTGTTAATAAGCCGAAAGACTTGGCGCCTCAGCTGGGCATTATGGGGCAACTCTATCACTTTGGGGGATATCAGAATTTTATTAAAAGGTATTGTTCCGGAGTTAATAAAGCAAGCAACCTAAGGGAACTAAACCAGATACTCCGGAAAACGTGTTTCTTCCGCAGGGAGAAGTCACAGGTGCTAAAAGACCTACCAGATAAAGTCCGGCAGGTTCTTACTTGTGAGATTGCCAACCGAAGGGAATATATCGACGCTGAGAAAAACCTTATCGAGTACTTGCGTAAGTATAAAGAGGCGGATGATGCAAAGATTGCCAAAGCCATGCGTGGTGAAGTGATGGTTCGTATTAATATCCTACGTAATGTATCTGCCAGGGGAAAGATAAAAGAAGTTATCGAGTTCGTTGAGGACTTTATCCAGAGCGGACAAAAGATAGTTCTATTTATTCATCTGAAAGAAGTAGCTGAGGCCCTGATAAAATATTTCCCCGAAGCGGTCACCATCCGCGGGGGTGATACTGCAGAGGAAAAACAGAAATCGATTGACAGCTTCCAGAGTAACCCGAATATTCCTATCATCATCTGCTCTATCAAAGCGGCTGGTGTAGGCGTGGACGGACTGCAAAAGGTTTGTCAGAATGTTGCCTTTGTCGAATTCCCTTGGACATATGCAGATTGTGTACAGTGCGAGGACAGACTGCACCGAATAGGACAAAAAGGTTCTGTTATGTGCTATTATTTTCTCGGCCAGAATACAATCGATGAAAAAGTGTATAAAATCATTCAGGAAAAGAAAACCATTGCCAATGCTATTACCGGTTCGGTCGATACAGTCGAAACGAGCATGATAGATATGGTAGCTAACATCTTTAATGTATGAATGTAGAACAATATAGACAAATGAAATCTATCGGGAAGAGTAAGTACAGGAATAAGAAAACTGGCAAGTATGATTCCAAAAAAGAGAGTGAGCGTGCCGGGCAATTGAAGCTGATGGAACAGCAAGGTCTTATCTCTAACCTCAAGGAACAGGTGCCTTTCATGCTTATACCAGCGCAATATGAGGAAATTATGGTACAGCTGAAAACGAAAGTTAAACCTAAAAAGGTTTGTGTCGAAAAAAGCTGCTCATATTATGCTGATTTTACGTACAACGATAACGAGAATAACAAAGAGCTTGTAGTTGAGGACACAAAAGGAGTAAAAACCGAAGCGTACCGTATTAAGAAAAAACTCATGTATCAGGTATATGGTATTAAAATTAAAGAGACATAAACATGATAGTAACATTTGAACAAGCTAAAAAGCTAAAGAAATTGAAGTATAATGGAGAATGCCTTTATTGGTATAATCAAAACGGAACAAAGGAATGCCCAATAGAACAGGGTTACATGGAATATTACTATGAGGTGGACTGTTTTTTGAATGACTGGAACGCTGAAAAAATATATAAAGATTTATATGGTAGTTACCCGCCTGAAGTATCTTATTCTGTTCCCACCGTTTCCGAAGCTCTACAATGGATAAGGGAAAATAAACAAATAGAGTGTGGAGCATACCCAGACAATGGTTTTTATTATTGTATTCAATACATACCGCACAAGAATGTGTTTGGGGGATACAAATCTTATCCCGAAGCCGAATCTGCACTACTCGATTCAATACTAAATTACTTAATTGAAAAATCATGATAAAGCTTGACGATTTAACGGAAGACCAGAAAGAGAAACTACTTGAGGAAATGGTCAACAATCTCAATACAACCACGAAAGTAGGCCTGTTTCATATTACCTGTCTGCAGATGGATAGAATAGCAGCTGAAACAAATGCTAAAGAAATGAAAACCTCAACAGAGGCAACCTTTGGTGAGAAAAGATATTTTGTAGAAACGATTACCACCATTGAAGAGATAACGAAATAACCATTGTTTAACGCAATATTAAATTTTATGAATCAAACTAAATTTATCGTAGACAAAGCTCTACTACAAAAGCACCTGCAAAAGGTTTGCGGGGCTATCAACGGAAAGAACACACTGCCGGTATATGACAATATCCTGTGTGAACTGAAAGGCGATGTACTAACCTTTACAGGAAGCGACACGAATATCCAGATTGAAACGTTCTTAACCGTAAGCCAGCCAGAGGGTGATTCTATCTTCTGCCTGGACACAACAATACTGGATACAATGAAAACTCTTCCGGTTCAGCCCATTACAATCGAGATAAACCCTAAAGCATATCAGGCAACTGTACTGCATGGCTCTGGAGAATTTAAGATTGCCATACTTGACAAAGGAGATTATTCAAAGATGGAAGATACGGAAGAAGTGGCTTATCCAATTCCTGCCGATCGGCTGAAGTCTGCTCTCGAGAAGAACATAAAACAGTCGGCCAATGATGAACTTCGCCCAGTGATGAACGGTGTTTTTATGGATATTCAAAAGGATTGTATAACATTCGTAGGCTCTGATGGTCACCGTCTATCCAAGTACACCGATTTCACTATGAAAGGAATTGACCTGAAACCTGTCAATCTGCCAAAGATGGCTGTTATTCTGCTACTGAAATATATTGATGATACAGATGAGGACAACAACGCCTATCTGAAAGCAACGGAGAACAGGGTATGGATATCGGTAGGGCCTACAACACTAACCGCAAGGCTTATCGATGGACGTTACCCGAACTATAATTCGGTTATACCACAACATAACGATATAACACTTCAGTTAACAAAGAAAGACCTTTTAAGTATTATCGATCGTTTGCTCATCACATCCAATATAGCAACCAATATGATTAAACTGGAAGCTGGTACCGAAAACTGTGTTTTCTCTTCTGCAGATATCGATTTCAATAAATCAGCAAAAGAAGAATTGAAAGAAAGTGCTTCGGCTGCCATCAAAATTGGATTCAAAGGTACTTTCATGAAAGACCTGTTAGCTGGAGCTCCAGATGATATAGTAATGTCATTCTCAGAACCGAGCCGAGCAATGCTCATAAAGCCTGTTGAGGATGATGAGAACACAGAACTCACCCTTTTATTAATGCCACTATTGTTGAACGACTAAATTCATAACCATGTTTAAAGAAATAAACGAAATGATTGCTGCCGGACAATCGGTATCAATCGTCATACATAAAACTGACGTCAATATGACTGTCACAGTCCTGCATCACAATAACGGCATCAAAGACGATGCAATAAAGAAAATCAAGCCGCTTAGTTTAACCGGCACAGCTGAAGAACTGGATGAGGACTTTCTCAATCAGATAACAAAACCTCTCCAGTTATCGGGTGGTATTATATCTAATATCGAAGAGTATGAAGCAGCAGCCGCGGCGGCTTCCGGCAGCACAAAAGCAGCTAAAGAGGTTAGCGATATCATTGGGAAAATGATTAAAGACGCTGAAAAGCTCGAAGCAGATGGCAAGCTATCAGAAGCATTGGCCGAGTACAAAAAGGTTCTGGAAAAGGAACCGAAACACTCTAAAGCATCCCGCAAAGTGGATGAACTAACAAATTCATTAAGTCAAACCAGTTTTTTTAATTAATTATGGCACTAATTACAACAGACCTCATCCGGGAATTTATCATTGAGAAACCAAGAATAGTTCTGCAGGATCCCAATCCTGCCATGACACCCGACCAGGTGATGAATCATTATTCGTCACAGTACTCAGAGCTGACAACAGCTACAGTTCACGGACCCACTGTCGAAAATGATAAGATGATTTACAAGTTCAAAACAACAATAGGAACAAAAGGATGAAAACATGTCAGCAACTAACCAGAACATACAGAGCTTTGGGGAAAATCCTCTCTCGGGAAATCGAGAGAGGAGATATCTCCCGGGGGGTAAAGAACTACAAGCGGGTTCTGCCAAAAGGACTGAAACAGGATATCGTTTTCTAAAGACTGTTTTTACGATTCGAAAAGCGGGGGAAGTACTTCCGGTATTTACTTTCGATAGTTACGAATATCTCTATCAATCGGCAGTGAATTACTCTAAACTGGTAGGCGCTTCACAACTACCCCCAAAAGACAGTGATACTAAAAAACTGCTCTCTTATATGAAAGGACTTCTGGAAGACAGGCAGGACATGACAATAGTTGAGGATGATGGCATAGTATCATTCTACATTTATTTTGATACTGATTTCTTCCTGAATAAACGTTATTATATTCCATGCAATATCGTTCATAATACTAAAGGAAAATTTAAAAAGATTATCACCCTTCTTTTACTCTGTCTTAAATCTTATGGTGTTGCCGTTCCTGTCGAAGAGTGGGATTATTTCAGATTTGTTGAGGAGTGCGAGTGGCATTGTAAACATGGAATTAAGCCGAACGATATTACTGAGGATGATAAAGAGCTTATGCAATTACATGAAGGGTGCAAAGAGGGTGGAAAGATAGATATGCTTTTCAAATATTTGGATAAAGAAAAGAGCGATACGAAAAAGTTGAAAACAGCTATCAAAAATTACAAGCCAACAGGTGAAGTAGAAAAGAAAATAATATCCTTAATCGAAAGAGGTATCCCATTATTGGAGACCACTTATGTACGGAAGTATTTGCTCGATGCAAATGATCAAATGTATGAAAATCAGGAAATGAATGAGGACGGAGAGTATGACCATGACGGTTACGAGATTTATGAAATGAATCAGTTATTCCGCTTTGTGTATGATACTCAGGACAAGCTCACTGAATTTCTGGAACAGGGAATAGAGCAGACCTTATATTCATCTGCTTTCGAGGTATATATGGACCATATTCCGTCAACAGAGATAATTGTTACACCAGACCAGGATAAACCACTTTTACCTCGTTCTTCGGAGTTATTCTTTTGGTGGCTCGAAGATTTGATTTCTGCTTTTGAGAACTACGCTAAGAGAGATTTATTAACAAATGTATTAGACAGCCATGAGAAGAATTGACGATAAGATGGACAAGGAATTGAGGCCATTTATATCAATCATAGGATATAAAAACCAAGACGATTACTACTTCGAGACGCATCCTATTGATAAAACAGATGAAGGCTATACTATGGGTGTAGGTGCTCCCCTTACCGTGGAGTGTATATCAGAGATAGCAAGCAATTTCAGTGTAGAATACAGTATGGAACCTCATGGGTGTATGCCTTCCAATCTTCTATACTTTGATAATCGTGTAGGACATCAAAGATATATCTGGTATAACCTACCTCGAAAGCGAATGATGTATTTTACAAAAAGCCTGAATATAGAAGATGGAGAGTATTGTGTGCCGGGAATTATTTATGTCGTCACTGGTGATAAGCTGGATGTATACGCTTTTAAGGGAAAGAAACCAAAGAGTGAATTATTCAAAGCGCCTTATTTCAATGTTTCGGATGCTGCAGTATGTTTAGGAGTAGCCAAAGTTGCTTATCCTGACAATCCCTCTTTCAGTGATTTCCTGAAATATTGGGAAGATAAGTTCTGGCTAACTGAATTCTCCCATCTGGGCAGAAATCCGATAAAGGGTAACCTCGTTCTTGTTACCAAAAAATCTAAAGAGAAATTTGATGAAAAGGTGTTATTGCCAAGTGATAAAACCCTAAAAGATTTATTAAATGAAAAAGAAAATCATGATTAAGCAAAGACGCCATTTTACAGAGAACTATATTATCAATCCTACCCATCAGGTCACAGTGGCCGTAGTCGGATGTGGTGGTACCGGTTCTCAGGTTCTCAGCTGTCTTGCAAGAATGAATCAGGGCCTGATGAGTTTAGGGCATCCGGGTTTGCACATTATTGCCTATGACAATGATATTGTCAGTCGTGCCAATATAGGGCGGCAGCTTTTCAGCGAAACAGAAATAGGATTGAATAAAGCGATCGCACTGGTAACACGTATAAATCGCTTCTATGGTACAGCCTGGGATGCAATAGATAAAAAGTATGGCAACAATCACAGTAATATTGTCATTACCTGTGTGGATAATGTAAAGTCACGCCTTGAGATATCCAAGTACTTAACAACACTCAGGCAATCGCACTTTTACCCGCCTCATATAAAGCCGTATTACTGGCTGGATTTTGGTAATACAGTAAACTCCGGTCAGGTTGTTTTAGGTACCGTTGGAGAGATAAAACAGCCGCTATCCGAACAAACAGAACCTGTTGCCAATCTTCCGCTTGTCACAAAGCGGTTTTCCCTGAAGAAAGTAAAAGAGGAAGATTCAGGCCCGTCCTGTTCCTTGGTTGAAGCGATAGGAAAACAAGACCTATTTATTAATTCGACACTTGCACAGCTCGGAAGCAACCTTCTTTGGAAATTAATTCGTGAGGGAATGGTTGACTATTCGGGCCTATACTTAAACCTACAGACAATGAATGTAAACCCTATACCGGTATGAGTAAGATAACAGACGATGAAAAGAGTGCCGCCCAGCGAACGCTCGATAAGTGCCGGGAACAAGAGAAAAAAAAGAAAAATCTTGTTCCCGTTCTCGTTGCCTACAGAACGTGGGTGATGATGCCGAAAGATGCTACTAAGGAGCAGATTGAAGCAATGAAAAAGAAGTATAACGAAAAGAATTAATAATATGGCTTTTAGATTTTCAAATACAGATAAGTGGCAAGACACTTGGTTTAGCGACTTGAAGCCTTTATCGAAGCTCTTATTTATGTATCTGTGCGATCAGTGCGATGTTGCAGGCATATTCCAGATAAATATCAAGGTTATGGCCTTTGAAATTGGTACCGATAAGCAGACGATAGAGAAAGCATTGAAAGAGGTGGATAGCCGTATACTGTATTCAAAAGACGAAAAGTTCCTGTTTATTAAAAACTTCCTGAAGCATCAGCGAAATTATCCTTTCAACGAAAAGAACAGCGCACACACCCCAATTATTAAACGGCTTGACTCATATAAAGAATTGTTTGGTTTTCAAAACATTGAACAATTTTTTAATAGGGGGGTAGACCCACCCCTTACCCCCCCTAGAGGGGGCTATGGTATTAGTATAGGTAATAGTAATAGTATAGGTAATGAAAGAGATATAGGGGGTATGGGGGAAAAAGAGAAAACATGGCGTGATTCATTTGAGATATATCTGGAGCAGGCCAATCTCGTCTATAATAACCTTATCAAAAATCAGGACTTTATTAAAGAGAGGGAAAGATATCACCCCAATATAGATATTTTGCTCTCGCTCGAAAAAGCCTTTAAGGATTTTTGGGGTACCGAAGCTGGGTGGAAGAATAAAAAATCATCCCGCTCTACCAAAACAATTGACTGGGTAAGCACATTCAGGAATGCTTTAGACCAAAGATTTAACCAAGTATATAAGCAGAAAGAAACCTATGAGACTAAGCAAAGTATTAGACAACCAGACTACACAGAACCAGTGTAAGTTATCCAAGGAAGAGTTTGAAAACAGGAAAAATATATTTTTAAATATTGCTTTCAAACATATACCCGATTTCACTATTGACGATGCTAACAGAGAGGTTATAAACAACCTCTTTTTCTATTTCAATGAGATTCCGGGTAAGTTGAATCTCGACAAAGGTATTTGGCTGAGAGGAGACCTGGGAACCGGTAAGAGTTCCCTTATGTTCCTGTTGTCGGAATTTAAGAAACAGTTTTTCGACGGTTTCAAAATAAATATATGCTCAAAAGTTTCGAATGACTATTCAATATATGGGGACTTGGATAAATACACATATAACGAGGCCGGATATAACGGCGGGCCGGTAAATATGTGCTTTGATGAACTGGGGCGAGAGTCACGCCCGGCAAACTATTATGGCCATAAGCTGAATGTCATGCAACATATACTCCATATCAGATATTCACTATGGCAATCAGATGGTGTAAAAACCTATATCACTACAAACGAAGATTCGAAAGGTCTTGAAGATAAATACGGAGACTTCATCCGTGACAGGGTACGTGAAATGTATAACATAGTACTCCTGCAGGGGTGCTCCAGAAGAAAATAAAATCATTTTGTAACGCAACTAAATTCATTAATTATGGAAAAATATCGAGTAACGTGTATTACCATCAAAGGAAAGGGTAACACAAAAGTAAATCAGTGGACAAACTGCCTAAAATCTTTCCGGCAGGAAGTAGCGAAAAATAATAATGTCCGCGTGGGTGACGTAAATTTAACCTATGACGAAAGGGAGCTATGTCTACCATAATGCCTCGTGAAGCTGCGAAGCGATGGTGGGGAATAGAAGTACCAAAGCATATCATTTATTTTTATCATGATGGTGGACATTGCTTTCCAGGAGTAAAACCAGATTGGAAAACATACACAATCTACGACCTGATAAAGAAAAAAGTCGAAAAACAAGAAAGGCATTTAAGGTATAAGCGGGCCCATAAACGCATCATTCTATGCTATATCTGCTTACACAAGTTTTCGGAAAATGGAAGATGGCATATACTTATTCAAACAGTCAAACAGCAGTTTTATGTATATAAAGAAATGAATTTGAAAGTACGGCAAGTTCACAGCTGTGGTGTCTTTCCTGAATTTATGGACCTATGGGCAGATGCTTTTTATGCGAAATATAAGGTGAAACCGAAAAGGTCTCATGTTAAGAGAACGGTAAAGTTCACCCGCTGCGTATTGGATAGTTATAACAATCTAATTGATGTATTATGAAACGAACATGGACACCAGAACAATTAAAATTACTCAAAGATAAATATCCCGATAGCAAGCCAGACGAGCTTGCTCTTCTTTTTCCTGACAAAACGAAAAAGGCAATAGCCACAAAAGCTAAAAAGCTGGGTTTATTGAAAACAGTGCAAAAGTTCAGATTTACCAAAGTACAGGTGGCCTATCTCCGGCAGCATTATGCCAGGACACAAAACAAGGATCTGGCTGCAAATTTCGGTTGCTCTATTCATACGATAGAAAATAAGGCGTTTGTATTGGGTTTAAAAAAGGATCCTGAGTTTGTGCGCAAGGTTGCAAAAGAGAACTTCACAGATGATCACCCGGCAAGGAAGTATTGGATAAAAAAAGGGGTTGCTCCACCTAACAAAGGTAAGAAACAAATTGAGTATATGAGTCAGGACGCTATTGATAGAACCAAAGCCACCCGGTTCCAAAAAGGTAGTATTCCACCCAATGCAGTCCCTGTAGGATATGAGCGAGTAGATAGGGATGGTTATGTCTACATCAAGGTTGAAGGAAAACGTAAACTTGTATTGAAGCATCGGCATATATGGGAACAGCATAAAGGAACAATCCCGAAAGGTAGTAATATTCAGTTCAAAGATGGTAACAGGCAAAATTGTGATATTGACAATCTGTATATAATCAGCCGTTCAAACCAGATGAAAACAGAAAATTCAGCATCACTTAATCTTCCTGATAGTTTGGTTGCTATGTATCTGGCCGGAAAAAGAGGGCAGGATAAAGGATTCATCGAGGAATTGAAACAGCATCCAGAACTGCTGGAATTAAAAAGACAACAAATTAAATTAAACCGTAAAATTAAAAAACATGCAAGCAATAGATAGACTTAAAATGATGATAGGTAATGTGTACAATTATGAAGGTGGTAAAATGACTGTACATAATGTTGAAGAGAGTGGAAACTTCGGTGTCCTCAAAACAGATACCGGAGATGTCAGAATTTCACTTGAGAATATAGACGAGGAACTTAGTTTCTTTGAACTGAAAAGCAGTAACGGATTAGTAAAAAATCCGGCTTTGATGGATGTAGTACTGCAGAGCAACAATATTTATAATCAGATTCAGACTACATTACTCTCTACGATTGAGAAAATAGAAAATGATAAAAATTATATTCCCCAGGCTCAGTCAATAAATGATACTATAAAAACTCTTATTGACCTTGAGAAAGTGAAGGTTCAGACTCTCCAATTATTGAAATAGAAAACCCCGTATTTCTACGGGGAAAACCTCCTGAGTTTATTATTTCTTGTGACAATTCTTGGCCTTATCCAACAGCCAATCAAGTAACTGTCCGATTTGTCAGGCCAAAATTTGCATTACTATGAACTCTGCCATATAATGAAATTTATAGGTTTTACGGCAATATTGCCACGACAAAATTAACTATTTATGGGGAATATCAAACTTACCGATCGTCAAAAGCTGATATACAAAGGCAAGATATGCCCATACTGCGGAGAAGAGCCGAAATACATCGATAGTTCGGTGTTGTATGGCACAAGCTATGGTATGGTATATATCTGCCTGCAATGTGAAGCGTATGTTGGAGTACATGAAGGAACTGATCAGCCGAAAGGACGCTTGGCAAACAAGGAGCTGCGGGAGTGGAAGAAAAAAGCACATGAAGCTTTCGATCCTCTGTGGCAAAATAAACATATGAAACGCAAAGAGGCCTATACTTGGCTGTCTGAAAAGCTGGGTACTCCAAGGAACTATACCCATATCGGTATGTTCTCTGTGGAAACGTGCAAAAAAGTAGTAGAAATCATGTCAAAGCATAAATACGTGTAAGATGGAGGATATAAAATACAGTTTTAAAGTAACTTTTAATAAGTATGAGCGTAAAACTTGTCTAAATGATACAAGAACTATTAATGTTTCAAACATCACAATAGTGGCAAAAAATGCAAAGTTCGGATGCATATATCGTTCTGGTTATGTAAAGTTTCAAAAAGGAAAATTCAACTACGCCTCTGGAAGTAACAATTATCCAATATTATTTCCGATGGGTAAAAAGGTTGAAATATTTGTTACAAATTTCCCTTGTTTTCCGGTCTTAAAAACTCTGAGAGATCATATCGAGATTAGTGATATTAAACAATTAATAAATACTTAGAACAAATAATAATCATGTCACTAAATGAATCGAAGGGTAACATGTACGACTTTGTTACCCATACTTACAATACAGTAAAAGGACAATGCCCGCACAACTGCGGGTATTGTTATATGAAGCGGTGGGGAAAACAGAATCCGCCACGCTTGGATGAATCTGAATTTAAAACTGACTTGGGCGCTGACAATTTCATTTTTGTCGGTAGCAGTAACGACCTGTTCGCAAAGGAGCATCCCGAAGAATGGATAATCAGGACGTTAGACTATTGCGATAGCTTTGTTGATAATAAATATCTCTTCCAGTCGAAGAACCCGGGACGAATAATAAAATATATCGACCATCCTGTATTCCAGAAATCAGTCGTATGTACAACGATAGAGAGTAACAGGCCTCATCCTGTAATGCAAGAAAGTCCTCTACCATTTTTCCGAGTTGAAGCAATGGCCTATTTGAGTAAATATGTAAAAACATATGTCACCATCGAGCCTGTTATGAAGTTCGACCTTATGCCTATGCTGAGGCTTATCTCGAGATGTAACCCCGAACAGGTAAACATTGGTGCTGATAGTGGAAATAATAAGTTACCTGAGCCTACAGCTGCAGAGGTGGTAAATCTGATCGGCGAACTGCAGAAGTTCACCATAATAAACAAAAAGTCAAACCTCAATAGACTATTGAAATGACATACGAATTAGTTCAGTGCTCCATTTGCGGATACGAGGGTAAAGAGGAGGAAATGCAAAGATGCGCTATTTGTGAACAGTCGAACTGTGGAGAAGATGATTGTTGCAATTATGATGATCCACAAGAAGAGATAGTTTGTATTGAATGTATTAATTGATAGTAATTAACAACAAAGGAATAGAAAGATGAAAAGTATTATGAAAGAGAGTGGGAGTCTATAGAACGAAATTTATTTCTGCCTGATGGTATCTTAAAATTCATTTTTTTTTATTCAACAATAGAGAGTTGATAGCAAATAAAGATGCTAAGATTCCGAGAATACTCGTCATACAACTAAGTAAAGCGTCTATTTCCATACTATTAACGATTAAAATGATTATAAATAGGTTAATTATACTGAAGATACGAAATAGTATTAACGTAAAATAGCGAAAAGAGAAATTAACAGTGAAATAATAGCTATTGCCATACTAATATATGATATTCTCTTAGACATTATATTTGTCTCTAGAGATTTTCTGCTTATATCCAGTCCTTCCTTTTCCCGAACAATGCGTTCTTGTTCTTTAGTATTTCTTTCTCTTTCATGTCTCTCTTCTTTTTCTTTTTGTGCGATATTAGCCTCAATGCCAAAAAATCTTCCTGATTCCATAATATATAAAATTTTATTAACAAATATAACAAAAATAATCAAAGCTATGTGGATTACTAAAGATAGTGACGGACCGATTGTTTTACATGTCACCGAACCAACACTTGATGAAGAGTGCGAGGTATATGTATCTGACAATGAATTGGAGATAACAGATTATCCCAATTTGTACAAAGATGTTGAGGTCACCTATAAGGGTGGACCGGTAAAAGTAAAATTAGTAAATGAATAAATATTATGCCTTTTGAAAAAGTAAAACGAGGTAACAAAGAGCATCAGCAAATAACTTTCGGTACTGGTGATATAAAAATGGTTACTGCACATGAGGAAGGAGAATGCTATCACAGTATGGTTATTCTCACTCAGGATGTCCCCAAGGATGAAACGAAGTGGGATAAACATCCATCCAATTTAAAAAATACAAACGAATTGGATGAGGATAAATCGGTAATTCTGAAATTCAGTAAGACAAAATCCATTGATATGCTTATTGAATCACTTCAAGAAGTAAAAGAATCTATGTTAAAGAGGGGGGGTAAATCATGAAAGTAGGAACAAAAAGCGTATTGTTTGGGGTGTATTTCTTTTTATGGCACCCCATTTTAGTTTTCATTAAAAAGAAAATATGTATTAGGAATATTAAAGTCAAATTTAAGTTTCAGGATGGAGAAATTGAAGTAAGAGCGATAAGTATTTAATCGCTCTTTTTTTATGAAAAAAGGTAACAACCTCACGGCTGCCACCCTTCAATGACAAACAAATTTAATAAATATTTCAAGATGGTAAGTGAGGTTTTAAGTAATTATATTACAAAAAGATATGAACGATGGCTAGATTATTCAAGATACCATTGTGCTCAAACCGATATAGAAGATGAAGCTATTGACGTCTTGAATGAGGTTTTGATTATGTTAATAGAAAAATCTAATTCAAATCAAGATTATATCATGCAGTTATATGAATGTAAGAAAGGAGAATACCGTGAACTAGACTTCTTTGTCTTGCATATGATTAAGCTAAATATAACGTCTGAAACTTCTCCATACAGGCATAAATATAGAAGCCTACCTATAGATGATAACGTGGATTATCATTCCATTAATATTATCGATGATGAAGAATTGGAAATAGATAAATCCGGAATTATTCTTCAGCAAATGACTCTTGTAAGGGAAATCTTTGATAATCTTAATCTATCAGAGAAAGCTAAGGAGGTCTTTTCCTATAAATTCTTTGAGGGAGAAAAGTTTTCGAAATGGGAAGGCCCGGAGGATAAGAAATTCCTTTATGATACTTATAATAAAGTATTGAATATAATTAAAAGTAAAATAGGAGGGGGGATGCTTTTTTAACAGTATCCCCTTATTTTTTATACTGTAACGCAACAAAATGAATATAGAAGAAATTTTAAAACAATGTAAGGTTGAGGGCAATATTATAAAATTACCCGACAATCAACTCGACAGGGAACTATACCTCGAAGTCAAAAAAGCCCTCGAACTCATTGGAGGCACATGGAAAGGAGGAAAGACACAAGGTTTTGTTTATAAAGTAGATCCTACTGAATATTTGGATAAACTCTGCTCAGGTGATCAAATAAATCTAAAAAAAGAATTTCAGTTCTTTGCAACACCTGTAGAGATTGCTGACCGATTAGTGGAACTAGCCGAATTAGAACCAGAATATTCTATACTGGAGCCATCAGCTGGGCAGGGCGCGTTAGTCAAAGCTATACATAGAGTTCACCCAAACTTACAGGTCGATTGTTTTGAACTGATGGATTTAAATCGCACGTTCATTGAGAATATTGATAATGTAACCCTACTTGGGAAAGACTTTCTTTCAGAGACAAAAGAGAAGTTGTATGATCGTATAGTTGCTAATCCTCCTTTCTCTAAAAACCAGGATATAGATCATGTAACTGAGATGTATAAATGCCTGAAGGATGGGGGTAGATTAGTAAGTATCATGTCAAATCACTGGCGCTTTACTTCTGGTAAGAAAGAGAAGGCCTTTAAGGAGTTTATTGAGGGGGAGGGAGCACAGGTTTATGAAATTGAGGCAGGAGCCTTTAAAGAGAGTGGCACCAATATTTCAGCTTGTATTGTCGTATTAGATCGCAATAATTCTGATGAGATTAAGCGTCTGTTATCGATTTTGGAAAAAGGTGATAAGAAAATTAAGGAAAAGAAAACCAAAATCACTGTAACCCTCTCTGAATCTAAAAAGGCAGAAAAGGAATTTGCTGATATGTTTAATTCTTTCATTTATCGGTTTAGTAATTATGAAGTATTTAGTGATTTTTTGGATTATTGCCTTCTTGTGATGAAATGGTGGGAACCATACAGGGATTTTTCATATTGGGAGAACAAATATAAAGATTTATATCCTCAATTAGTGGAAATGTACCAAAAGCTAAGTATAGCTTCAGATAATTATGGAGAAGGGATGTATGATGCATTGGGAGATCTATTTATGGAACTTGTTAGTCATGGAAGGAATGGACAATATTTCACCCCAGATAATATAACTGAAATGATGGCCCAGTTAGTTATGGGTACTCCAAAGGATGGTGAGAATGTATTGGACCCGGCATGTGGTAGCTCCCGAATGTTATTATCTGCTGCTAAAATGAATAGGAAAGTAAACCTATTTGGTTGCGACAATGATATAATTTGCTGCAAAATGTCTGTACTGAACTTACTTATGAACTCTCTTACTGGGGAAATAGCATGGATGGATTCATTAACAATGGAATATCATAAATCATGGTTTTGCTATACAAGAAATGTTATGGGTATTAATGTACCTATATATGAAGTAATAGAGGACAAAGATTCTTCCCTTTTATGGAATATGCAAAACAATACTTTCAAGGACAATGAAGAAAGACAAGAAGTTGAAGTTACTAACGAAAAAAAGGAGACAATGGTTGTGAACATGAACGATGAATTAAATAATAAAAGAAAGACTAAGAGGAAAGTAAAAGATATAACACAATTGACATTTGATTTCTTTGATTAGATATATACTCAAACTTTTATATTTTATGAATAAAAAAGTATGTATGAATTAAAGCATGACCCTAGCAATTATCGCATCCATGGCGAAAAGAATAAGAGACTGATAAAAAAGAGCCTTATAGAATGTGGCGCCGGACGTTCCATTCTTTTTGATAATGAAAATTGTATCATTGCCGGAAACGGTGTGTATGAACAAGCGAAAGAGCTAGGTTTGAAAGTTCGTGTTATCGAATCTGATGGAACAGAGTTGATAGCTATAAAAAGGACAGACCTAACCACAGAAGATTCTCGGCGTAAGGCTTTGTCGTTAGCTGATAATTATACGACGGATACTTCAGTTTTTGATGTTGAAGCTGTTCTCGAAGATTTCACAGAAGAAGAGCTTGACCTATGGGAATTCTCTATTAATATGCTCGATTTACCTAAAGGAGAAAATAATCCTGAAAAAGAATTTGAAGACTTGGGAGAATTCAAATTTGTAAATAATGACAATACAGCATATAAACAACTTATTGTCAATTTTGCAAATGAAGAAAATTATATGGAGTTTGCGCATATAACAGGGCTCAGCCTAACAGAAAAGACAAGAAGTATATTTTTTCCTAAACAGGAATATGGAACAGTTGAAGATATCTATGAGCAACCAAAGTAATATACCAATATTTATTCCCTCAAAAGGACGTTGGGATAATGGACTGACATGGCATGCTCTTGATGAAATGGGGGTAAATCGATACCGCGTCATCGTAGAGCCGCAGGAATATGACTTATACAGAAAGGTTCTTCCGGAAAATAAACTTCTTGTTCTGGATATGAATTTTAAGCGTGAATATGAAACTTGTGACAACATACCTTATGATGAGAATCCCCAAGTAGGAAGTGGAGCAGCCAGGAATTTTGGATGGCATACAGCAAAGCAGGAAGGCGCGCCATGGCATTGGATTATCGACGATAATATAAAACGGTTCTTTCTTTATAATGATAATACTAAACTCAATGCCAAGTTTGATACTTTTGCCTGTATAGAGCGTTTTGTAGATAACTATACCAATGTGACGATGGCTGGAATGCAGTATGCAATGTTCGTACCCAGAAAGCAGAAACATAATCCTCTTGTTATAAACACCCGTATATTTTCCTGCAATTTGATAAAAACTAATAGTCCATTTAAGTGGCGTGGCAGATTCAACGAAGATGTTATATTATCTATGGATATGTTAGAAAAAGGATATTGTACTATGCTCTTCCAAACATACCTATGTGAGAAGATGACAACCCAGAAAATGAAGGGGGGTAATACAGATGAGATATACAGGAACGGTACGGAAAATAAGAGTAGGCTTCTAAAATCTGTTTATCCGGATAAAGTGGAACTTGTAATGAGATATGGTCGTCCACATCACCGTGTTGATTTTCAAAAATTCTATAGTAATAATAAATTGATAAGAAAATAATATTAATAACTTTGACGGGTATCAAATACATCCGTTATGAAAGAAACGCCCCTTATGATATATAAAAAAGTTCTTGAGAATAGATTGACTCGCAAAAAAGAAGAGTTGGCTAGATATGATGGATTAATGAATAGTGGAAGTGATGTTACAGCTGTAGATAAACGTAAATTTATTGAGTTAAAAGCAATTATTAATGAATTGGAAAATTGTATTGACATAGCTGAGTCTATGGTTAAGATGGAGGAATAAGTTATGATAAATGCAAAAGAATTACGTATTGGAAATTTTGTGATAAATGCCAATAAGAAAAACGTTAAGACAGAGAATGTTAAATTTACAGGTTATAGTAAATTGACCGATTGGTACAGAATTAATGAAATTGGCGATAGCTTTTATGACCCTATTCTTTTGACAGAAGAAATATTACATAAATGTAGTTTTGGAAAAGTTGGTTTCTATGATAACGTTTATCACCTTAATAACTTCCGTATCTATTTAGATAAATCGAAAAATACTTTCTTGCTGAAATATGAGGAAGGAAACAATAATCTTGAAATTGAGGTTATATCTTTACATCAGCTTCAAAACCTTTATTTCATATTAACTAATAAAGAATTGGAGGTAGAGTTATGAAATTAGAAGAATTGAAAAATGGCAATTTGATCAAATTTGATTCTATAACTATCAAAATTTTAAATAAAAAAGATTCTGTTTTAGATTGTATTGAATATCCAATAATGACACCTGATCCAGAAAATATTAAGCCACGATACTATGGGGAAATTTATTTAAACGAAAATACAATTCCCAAAATTCAGGGTATACCATTGACCGAAACAATTCTGTTGTCTAATCCAGAATATTTTGACTCAGTAATAAAAGGATTTGTAAATGGTGGAGAGTTGCCTCCATCTGATTCAGTATTTTTATTAGAATCTATTAAACTTTCGAGAATTAGCCAACACCTATGGAAAGTTGAATTTACTGATAATACTAATAATGTTAACTCAAATATTTCATTTGTACATGAACTACAGAATATTTATACCGAATTAACCGGAAAAGAATTAGAAATTGAAATATAATAGTATAATATAAACGTATTGATATATGAAAGGAGTTACTGGAAAAGTAGCTCCTTTTTATATTTTAAAGGAAAATACCTATGGCAAAGTATAGCAGAGCTATCGTAGAAAGAATCTGTAAACTTATTAGCATGGACAGCTATACAATTGCTGAAATATGTGAAATTGTTGGAATTGCTGATAGAACTTACTACGATTGGCAATCTAAAAATGCAGAATTTGCAGCATCTATAGAAAAAGCCCAGGACAAGTTTAATGAAAAACTAATTGCTGAAGCTAAAAAATCTCTAATAAGGATGGTACAGGGTTATACTGTTCAGGAGAAAAAAACAGTTACTGTAGATACCGGAAAGAAAGATGAAAATCAAAAGCCTATCGTAAGAGTTAAAGAGCATACCGTTACAGATAAACATTACCAACCAAACTCCACACTAATCATATTCACTCTAACAAACAGAGATCCTAAGAAATGGCCGAATAATAGAAACTTCAATGACCAATTTGCAGCCGCTCATAATGGTCCGGAAGAAGATAAACCTGCAACAATGAAACTCCCGGATGGTACAGAAATCGAAGTTTAAGAAACCGGAATTAGAACGTTTTGGAAAAGAGCCTAATATTGACCTGACCAAGAATTCAAAACAGGCTGAGTTTTTCCTGACTTCTATGGCGGCAGCGCAGCATAGGAACCCATATAAAATACTTTCCTATGGTGGAGCTATTCGTGGGGGAAAGACCTTCGTTTGTCTGGCTATATTTATGAGGCTGGCCGAGATATTTCCTCAATCGAGATGGCACGTTATTCGTAAAGATATGCCATCCTTAGAAGCAACGTCAATACCCTCCTTTGAAAAACTTATCGCAGGCTCAAATAACTGGAAATTTTACCGGAATAAATCAAATTACCACGCATATCACCGAAACGGTTCTAAGATATTCTTCAAAGCTGAGAACCTGCAGCAAGACCCAAGCTTAATGAAGTTTCTGGGATTGGAAACAAACGGAGTTCTATTGGAACAGGCTGAGGAGCTTAGCTTGAAACTCTTTGAGAAATCTTTAGAACGTACCGGTTCCTGGTATATACCAAAAATGCCCAAAGGATTGATATTCCTAACATTTAATCCTAACCAGACATGGGTAAAAGAAAAAATTTATACTCCGTATTCTATTGGTGAGCTTCCTCAGGAAATGTATTATGTAAATGCGTTGCCATCTGATAACCCTTATGTAACGGCAGACCAGATGTCCGGCTGGAATATGATGGCAGACAGATACAAAGCACAGTTTATAGGAGGCGACTGGACTGACTTTGATGGAGAGGAAGATCGCTGGGCATTTGCCTTCAATTCAAAAAAGCATATCGGAGAAGTTAAGTGGAATCCTGATGAGCCGACTTTTCTGTCTTTTGACTTTAACAGGAATCCTATTACTTGTTCTATATGGCAACATTACGGTGATTGTATTCGCGGAATAAAGGTTATTAAGCTAAAGGATGCAACTACATATAAACTAACCGATGAAATAATAAGGCTTTATCCAAATGGATATTTCTTTGTTACAGGTGATGCTTCCGGAGATGCTAAGACAACGTTGAATATACTTAGCAATTTCGATATTATTAAAGCTGCCTTGAATTTAAGCCGCACGCAGATGCAGGTCTCAGCCTCGAACCCTAAATTAAAAGATAGTAAGCTATTATGTAATTCAATTTTAGAGAAGTATCCCTTTGTTATAGATGAAGAGAACTGTAAGCCACTCATCGACGACCTCAAGAACTGTAAAGCTAATCCGGATGGTACGATTGTGAAAGATAACCGTAATAATCCTATACAACAGGCTGATACCTTGGATACATTCAGATATTATATTCATCAGTATTTTAAACACTATATGAAACTTTTTGCCTCATAAAATTCTTTCCGGGTTATATTTTAATAGTAGAGTATAATTTATTAATCGAGAAAATATGGCAAAGAAATTAAAGATATGCAGCACTTGTATGTTCTGGAAAGGTTGTAATTCAGAAAAGAACCCTTGTTCTGAAATTAAGGTAGGAACAGATGTATTTATCAGTGATTATTACCTTTTGACTGCTGTAAACTTCGGATGTAACAAACATAAAGAAAAAGAGATAGAAAATGATGGAAATAATGATTCAATATCTGCTGACAGCATTACTGATTAGTCTAATAACCACGGCTCTTCATGTTAGCACATGGCCCGGGATGATATTTAATACCCCTTCGAAAGATTTTGAGGCTCTTGTTCTATCATTATGTCAAAAGGAAAGGGCTAAAATGTTCTATTTGCACCGTGTGGGTAAAGCAATATGTAAGCCATTGTTTAAATGTTTGATGTGTATGTCTTCCTTTTGGGGGTGTGTAGCATGGGTTTTATTAGATTTTTCTTTTAATATATTCCTTATGGTTCCAATCGTTTGTGGAATAAATACCATTATCACTGCATTAATCTCAAACCTTTTACCGATTGAAGATGAATAATAAGATTAGATACATGAGTATGATTTGTCTGATTCTCTTTTTCTGGATAATATATCCTTACAAGTGGATTAAACAGGCCATATTCAATCACAGAAAAGAGAAAGCTATTCAAGAGGCAAAAGATTTGAGTTTTGAGAAAGGCCATAAGTTCTTTGTGGTTCAGAATGGAATGAAATTCCTTGTAGGAGATAAAAAGTATTTCAGGAAAATGAACACTAAGTATAAAAAGAGAATCAAGGGAACTCAACTCTTTTTCGATTACAGAGAAGCAATAATATTTACAGCAAATGAAAAAATTGCTAATAACTAACGGATGGGAACATTTCAAAACAGGATGCTCTTGTAATGGTTCTCCAAGGTTTTATAAACATTTTGAGCATTTCGGATATATTGTAATTATCAGAAACAATAAGTTTACCATACGCAAAGGTAATAACCTGTTAACGACAGGTAAACCAGACCAATTAAAACAAAAACTCGAAGAATATGAGCTTATTCAAAAGGATGAAACAAATAATCAGAGCGTGGAAGATAAGCAGGAAAGATCCTAAAAATGTTTTCCCTGGATCAAAACATATAATCAAACATGCTTTCACTATTGCCGGAATAGATTATTATCAGTTTGATGACGTGTTCAATTTGCCCTATGAACGTGGACTGATGGCTTTAGTCATTTATGAAGAAGCAAGGATGAATTGCAATCGGGAATATCTTGAAAAGCATGTTGAAGTCTCAAGAGAGCTCCTCAGGTCAAGAAGCATTGATATATACAAGTTGAATCAACTGAATGAGCAAATGTCTGAGAGGTTGAATATATCATTTGACACTTCTCTATTATACAAACTGGCCTCTATTGTTTTCTTTGATAAAAATGAGAATCCTTCTTTATATGAGCCGGAATACTGTGAAAAGAAAATTGCACTTTGGAAAGAACATAGAAATGTGACTGATTTTTTTTTACAAAAGCCGTTACAGGAGTTAATTCCATTTTTGCAGAATGTAGAGTTCGATTTGGAGAAGTATTCAGAACTGATTCAGGAACTAAACAAGATACATTCGGAACGTTTTCAGCTTTTACAATTCAAAAACTGATTGATTCATTTGAAGATTGGAAGCAAATTCTTATAGAAAGTAAAATAGATTTAACAGCGCTCACTATTTATGAATTCTTTTCCCATCTTAATAAAGCCATAACACCAAGAAATAAGAACAATGGCAAGTAATATATTAATAAATTTTACTGCAGATAACAGTGGATTGGATGAATCCGGCAGAAAGTTAGATGAACTCGTACAGAAAGAGAAAGAGTTGGTTAAGACAATGGAAGAAGCTAAATCTTCTGGGACCAAGGCTTATGACAGCACAAAAGCTGATGCTGATAGAACGAAAGCACTAGATGAATACAATAAAACCTTAGAGAAAAACACAAAGATTCAAAAAGACAATAAAAAGCAAGTTGAGAGCAGCAAGAACAGTATTAAAACCCTTTCTGATACTTTTAGCAAATTGGATGCATCAATAGTAAAAGGAGCTGCACCTGAATATTTGAAGTCAACGAAAAAGGAATTATCCGACCTCGTTACTCAAATGCAATCCAGTGGAAAAATAAGTGATGAGACATTCCAGAATATGAGCTCCAAGTTAAATGAACTTGAAGAAAGTAGTGATTCTGCTGGAGGTAAGGTTAAAGATTTGGCTCCGGCTTTTGATGATGTAGGTACATCTGTAAAGAAACTGGATAGAACACTTAAAGCTACATTATGGGGGCTTATTCTGGGACTAATTGCAGCTGTCGTTATGGCAATGAAAGATTATATTATTGAAATGTATAACGCTGTAAATGGTATAGATAAATTTAATGCTAAACTAGATGAAAATAAAAGATTATCTGAATTATCTGCATCAACTATATCTGAACAAACAATTGCTTATAGGAAGCTTCAATCCCAATGGAATAGTCTTGGAGATGATTTAAATGAGAAAAAGAGATTTGTCGATGAGAATAAAGAGGCATTTAATAAACTTGGATTTGAGGTAAATGGAGTCAGTGATGCAGAAAATGTTCTGGTGAGAAACACGGATACCGTTATTAAGGCAATACAATTAAGGGCAGAAGCTGAAGCAAATTATCAGTTTGCTGTTGAGCAGATGAAAAAAGCTATAGAGACAAGAAATCAAACTGAAATTGACCTAGCAAAAAGAGGAGCCGTAGGGCCAAGCTTTAAGGATTATGCTCAATCATATCTTACAAAAGGTCTTTTTCTGGAAGGTTCAGATATGTCACCTGAAGAAATCTGGAAAGCAGATCTGGCTAAGATAGCCAAAACCGGAGAAGAGGCTGCGAATGCCTATATGAAAGGCTCAGAGGATGCAATAAAGAGAAATGAAGAATTGGCTATTGAGGCTCAAAATATAACCAAGAATGCAGGTGTAAAAACTTATCAGGAAGCTTCTAAAACAACTAAGAATATAACAGATGATATACTAAAGTATGAACAGGAATTAAATGAAAAATTGAAAGCTGAACATTTGAAAGCAATTAAAGATAATGAAGCCCGGGAAGTATTGGCAGTTAAACAACAGTATGACAAAAAACTGGAAGCTATCAGAGGTAATTCTAAAAAGGAGAATCAGCTTCGTTCGCTGTATGAAGAAAATATGCAAGCTGATATTCAGAAAATCAAGGATAAGTATGATGTTAAAGCCCAACAGGTGACCCTTCAGACAGAAAAGAGAAACTCAGATATCCGGCTAGCTGCTCTTCAGAAAGGTTCTGAAGAATATTATCGTGAAAGAGAAACTAATCTGAACGCAATAGCTAATCTGGAAAAGAACAGGATACAAAATTCAACAGCGACTGAAGAAGAAAAGAGTCTACAGATAGAAAACATTAACAGAACTCTCATTGCTAATATTACTAAGCTTTGGGATGATTATTCAAGGGATTACCGCAAAAAATCAATTGAAGATATTAAGGCATCTGCTGATCAGGAATCACTGAATGTTACTCAACAGTACGAACAAGGAAAGATTTCAAGAAGGAAGTATGAAAGTGAACTTGAAAATATTACTATCAATTCTCTGGAAAAACAGATTGAAGCAAGAAAATCAAACGGAGAAGATACCGTTAAATTGGAAAAGGAACTCTCAGATAGGAGGATAGCAATTGCAGAAAGAGAAAAGGAAGCAAAGGTTGCTTTACAGGATGAATTTTTCAATACAATCTCCTCGATTGGAAATATGATGTTCGATATGGAAAGAGATAATCTTCAAACACAATTAGATAATCTTTCTAATCTATATACCACAGATGCCGAGGAGGCTAAGAATAACAAAAACCTAAAGCTGATAACAGAGGAAGAATATAATAAAAAGCAACTGGCATTGAAAAGACAAGCAGCTAAATCTGAAAAAGAACAAGCTTTGTTTAATCTGACTCTTACACAAGGTCAGGCTATTGCCAGAGCTTATAAAGATTTCCCTTGGCCATTCAATATTGCTATTGCTGCATTGATGGGGATACAAGTTCTTGCCCAAATCAATAAAATTAAATCACAACAGCTTCCTTCCTATTGGAAAGGCCGTAAATCCGGCAAAGGAGAATTTGCAATGGTAGGAGAACAAGGTGCTGAGTTGATGTATGTTCCTGAAGGAGCATCAATAATGCCGGCAGTTGATACACAAAGAGCAATGTCCGGAAATTTGTCTGTCATGTCTAAATGGAATATGCCAGCTATCAACCCAAATTATCCTGTTTCTCCTGTTATTTCTCAACAATTGGTTAATGATGCTAAGAAATCTCATAATGCTGAGCTTGATTATGACAAGATGGGCAGGGTTTTTGCTAAATATCAAAAGAAGAATCCGGCTCCAAATATCAGTATATCTTATGATAAAACAGGATTGACTGTTCAGAACGGCAATACAACAACTAAATATTTAAACGGAAAATTTGAATGATGGAAGATTATAAATATTATCTGCTTTTTAACGACATAGAGACAGAAGTTATTGAGCCTATAGGATGGGATACTTTTGAAAGTAAACTTGTCAGGAACGAAGATTACCACGGCGTATCGGCTGAATATTCAGAGGTAATGGTGAAGTTCTTTGAGCCTGTTGCTATGGATTTAATCAAAGCAGCTTATGAAGAGGATATTGATAATATCGTGACCTTTATCTCCAGATATAAGGGAGTAGAGGAATATAGAGGACAGCTAGAATTTGGTGTTTATAAAGAAGGACATGAAGATTCAAGATATATTCAGGTAACGATTGCAGAAATAGATATCAGAGTAAAGTTTAAAAGCCGTTTTGAAACAAAGGTAGATCTTGACAGCCTTACAGCTTTTGACGGTGCAACACTTCCTAAATATCCGCATTTGAATTATAGCTTGATAATGCCATCAAAAGGAATACGGATAATAGGGGATACTAATCTGGATGAAAACACAAAACCTAACTATTCATTCAGCATATCAACAGGAAATGAAGTAAATGATTTCGTTATTCCATTTGGTGATATCAACCTGAATGAGATATCTACATTAACACCTAAAAATCAATGGATAAGATACCGTGAACAGCCTATTATTACACATGATACAGTTTTCACCAATGAATTTGATGCAGACAGTGTATTGGAATGCAATGATGGCAAATATACAATTGATGTGTCTGGTGAATTCACCATGGAATATAAGGGAGGAACAAAACCAACAAGATTCTGGATAGATTTCTTAATATATAAAATATCCGGTAATAGCTCTCAATTAATGCGATTAGTGACTATTTATGATAAAAATGGTGATATTCCGGATATTTTTACATTTAATCTTGATACTATTTCTTCATTGTCAGATATTGAACTGGAGATAGGGGATAAGATTACTGTATTTATACAACCGGATGGAACGGGATTCAGTGCAACCAACCCTTTGAGCTTAGAATTGATTGCCAATAAGGCCAGTTTTAGCATTTCCTCTTTATCCAAATGCCAGGCGACAACAGCAGATGCTGCATTTTTACATGAAGCATTTAGCCGGATAGCAGAATCTGTTACCAATGGATCAGTGACAGTTAAATCAGAGACGTATGGCCGTGAAGATAGTGATGTTAATCCTGCAACAGGAACAAATACTTTTGCTATATCCAACGGATTGAGGATTCGTAAATATATTGACACAGGAGGAAATAAGCCTATACTGTCATTATCATTCAAGGAGCTGCTGGAAGGGTTTATTCCTATACATAATATTGGATATGGATTTGTAAAAGAGAATGGTAAATTCTATCTGCGTGTAGAAAAGTATGAATGGTTTTATAAGGATGATGTGATATTTAGTATCAACAATCCGAAAAAGAAAATCCGATCAGTTGTACCCAAAGAAGTTTTTGCAAACTTTAAAGTAGGATATAAGAAATATGAGACAGATGGAACCAATGGATTAGATTCTATTGCTTCAGAACGTGAATACCGTACACGGCAAATACTTACAGATACAAAACTGGAGAAAATTAGCACCCTTGTTTCTGACAGCTATGCAATAGAATATACTAGGAGAAGAGCTAATGATAAAAATACTGAGAACTGGACGTATGACAATGATTTGTTTGTAATCAATATACAGAAAGTCTACAATTCGTTTTATTATCCTGTTATAGGAAATATTGAAGCTGATAACCTGATATCTCCTGAATCGCTTTATAATGCTGCTATCAGTCCGGCCAGATGTGCAACAAACTGGCTTGGTCGCTTGTTCGGATGGTCGCATAAGCAGGAAGAACTGATATTCACATCCGGAACCGGAAATATTAATGCTTCGATAAAGATAACGGATGAAACAAATGCTATAGAGGAAAATCAGAGTTTTCCATCCGGTACTCCTGTTTTTAATCATGAAAGTATGGAAATTCCGGAACATCCAATACTACCTTCTGAATTCCGAAAGATTAAGAATAATCCCTATGGAATAATAGAGGTTGATGGAGAACAATTCTATATCAAAGAAGTAAAATATAAACGTAGAAGCAGCATGGCCAGCTTTACTTTGTTACCAAAGTATTAATTCAATCTGGTTTTTGTGAGCCATGTTTTGTATATCAGTTCATTTCTTTCTTGTTCCCAATAACTAGAACCATATTTATCCTCTATATATTGATCTACTTCTTTCGCTGTCATGTCATATAGAGTATCTTGTAAAGTAATTGCTGGCTCTTCATTTGGATATGCTACAGAGCCATCAATGTTATAAGCAATAGTTTTTGTAGTAATCTCCCAGTCATATCTTGTATCATTATCATCATCAGATGAACAGGATAATAATAGTGAGCAAAGGAATATTGATAGGATAGTAAGATGTTTCATGAGTTATATTATAAATTTTTATTTATCCACATGATTTGGTTTTGTATATCAAACTCTATACCTTGAAATTTAAGATTAAAAGCTTGTTCAATAAGTTTACGCTCTTTTTCATCTAGTTCTTTAATATTCTTAAACATTTGAACTCGTCTTTCATCAATTTTAGATAGTCTAAATTGTAAGAATTCTAAATATTGGCCTTTTGTCATAGTTATAGTTATTTTGAATTTATTCTTTGGGAAATACAAACACTCTAACTGATAAGTCTTCATGTTCCTGATTTAAATCATTTTCTAAACCATGTGGATTCGATATATATCCATCTGGATCGTATACAAAACATATTAACAATTTGCAGTCTTTATGAGAACGATATCTAACAATATCTTCAGCTAATTCGTTCGTTACCTCTTTGTTTTTTAGATTATTCCTTGTTTTTTTTAACTCAATGGCAATCTTTTCTTTCTTTAATATAAAATCAACCCTTGTTGAACTTCCAGCAAGACTCGGAGTATATTCTTCTGGACGAATATCATCATAAAATATTTTTAATAAAGCATGGAATAAATCTTGAACATCATATTCATCCTTAATTATGAGTGTATCTCTTGAGTCATGCCTTTTCTCAAGTTGTTTAGCTACCTTTTTAAATTGAATACATATATTTCTAATGATTTCAATAGGATCAACATTAATAGTATTATCATTAATCTCTCCGATTTCGAGAAGTGAAGCTTTTAATATAGCTTTTGCTGAATTTAATCCAGTCTTTAAAAAAAATACATCTTCTCCAGAGTTAAAACTTCTTTTTCTTCCATCAAGAGTTATAACAGATGCTGAAAATGTATTTCTATATTTTATTGAAATAAATCTATTATATATCTGTGAATCTTCACCACATATAATTTTTAAAATAGTAGTACTCTCTTCTTTCCAATCTTTAAATTCAAATGAATTAATAGATACATTATTTTTTATAAGATCATCAATATTTAATATCAAGCTTTCAACTTTAATTCTTATTTCTTTCTTATTCATATTTAGATTAAATTCAAATTTATTGTTGAAATAGAAATTTTCTTCAATTTCTTAGATTTTAGTTGCAACAGCAACAAAGTTATGAAAAATAATGGAATAAAAACTATATATAGAACATTGCAATATATACAACGAATTTAAGCATTGATTAATGAATACCGAAAATAACTGCAATAAAAAGTCACATGTATAAAATGCTAGCCAATTGATATATAATTATTTACTTGTGGCAATCATTTTAAAAAGTCACATCGAAAAACAATTGTTAAAAAAGTGCAATTTTTTTCAATAAATTTATCATTACATAGCGATATTGCTGCAATACAAAACTTAATGAATTATGCGAAAAAAACTATTATTTTACGTCTTTATGTCTTTTTTATTAGTGGGGTTTTATTCCTGCTCTAATGATGAGATAGTTGTTAATAATGAAAACAATCTTTTATCAGAATATACTGAAGAGATAGAAAAGTTAAACTCTACGGCCGAGAGTGAAAATAAAGATTATCCGGATGAAGAGCTTGGAATTCCTGTCTGGAATTCATCAACAAAGGCCCTTATAGCTTATCCTGAAGGATACGTAGGTGTGATCATGGACAAAACGTGCGGTCAATATGACAGAATCGATATCATTATGGATTGTGAAGATGATAAAACCCAAAAAAAGATTGTAGGATGGATTGGAGGTGTTTCTCAAAGCAAAAATGGTAATATTACAATCCCCTTATGTGTAGTTCCTTATGATGCATTTAGCGGTTTAAATTACGGCGAGTTTGCTGTTGTAGATGTATCTAATCCGGTATATTATGTTGAAAACAGAAGTCACGAATTTTTCAGGGTTCTTATGACAGGTGAATACAATAATAATCAGAATAGAATTGATTTAAATGGTGTAAGTTTAAGGCCTAAAACAAATCAGATGGGTCTTTCCTGGGGTTTTGGTCCTACATATCTTGAGCAATATTATGATACGAAGATTACATCCATGAGATTTATAATACTTCCTGAAATTAGTTATGGTTCAACTGAATTACCCAATTTAGGTTTTTCATATGGAGTATTTGGACAATTAAGCGGACATCAGAATGGTTCTTTTTATTCGGATGACCAGGATGGTAGTAATGGAAACGATATAATTTCCGGACCTTATTGGTTTTCAGCATCATCTGCTGAAAGAACTAGACTCTCGAATTTTGTTACCCAGAATACAGCTGGAACGACTTTAAAGACAACTAAAGCGAGATAATGAAGAAAGTATTACATTCTATATTGGTTATATTTATTATTAGTTTTTGTCTTTGCTCTTGTAAAGAGAATAAAGTAACAAAATCGGGTGAAATAATTGCTTATTATGATAAAGAACCAATATACATGAATGAAATTGATATGAATTTAGAAGGAGAGTATTATGATGCTCTCCTACTAATTTATAATAAACGTAAGGAACAACTGAATAGGCTAATGATAAACAAGATGCTTGTATCAGAATCCCAGAAACATGATCTAGACATACAAGGTTTGATTGATAGATTTCAATATATTGATTCTAGTATTCAATCTTCCATTTTTAGAAGAGCAGATTATGATAGTATAAAAGCAACACGATTGATTGCGGAATATAAAGAATATCTACTTCAAACACATATAGATTCTCTCAAAACAATTCATGCTATTGACATAGCATTACAACCACCTAAAATTCCAGAGAGTCTGACAAAAAATATTACTAAGTTTGATGTCGGTAATATAGATTCTGAAATTAATGTTTGGATTATATCAGACCCTGAGTGTTCATCATGTAAGTTATTGCATCCTATAATAGACAAGTTAATACAAAAATATGGAGATAGAGTAAAATTCTCATTTAGCTTATATTCTATTAATTCAACGTTATCAATAAAGATGCTATGTGCTGCATCGAAACAAGATATGTTTATCCAGATGTATCACTTGCTAATGGAAAAAGAAAAAATCGTATCCACCAATGAACAGGCAATAGAATTAGCCACTGAAGCAGGGCTGAATATAGATTTGTTTAACCAAGAAATTGATAATAAGCAAAATATAGATTCAATTGACAAAAGTAATCAGATGATTTATCGTATGGGCATAAATGCAGTACCAGTAATTATAATAAATAACCATACATATACAGGAAATTTAAATCTTGGCGATATTGGACGTGCTATATATAATAATCTAAAATAAAATTTCAGTACATCGTAACAAATAATTGATACTTCAAAATAGGAAGGCTACACTTTTAAACTTTGAATGGACCTTTATCATCGTCTTCGTCATCGGGATGGTTACTCTCGTCTCTTCTAAGAATTAAACGTCCATATTCGTCAAAATGATTTCCTTTTGGCTTATCTGTTTTTATTGCTGGTGAGTGATAATCTGCCATATCTATTATTTTATCTTCAGAATTTGTTATTCTATCAATTACCCACTTCATACATTTAACCGCTTCTGACCTTGTACTAAACTTTGCTAAGTGCGGGGTTAGCCGGTCTCCATTTGTAGGTGCGCTAATACAGTAATCTGGATCATATTCATATTTGAAAATACTTATTGATATTATATTTTCAACACTAATATATACATCATCAACAAGAATAAATCTAGCCATAAACTTTCTTTTTTATTTTATTTTCATTCCAGACTTCAATATAAGCATAAAATCATAATAAGTAATATATCCGTATGAAATAAGCGCCCTGGCTTCATCAGAGGAAATGCTTTTATACTTCATTAGGTATTCAACAAAAGGAACTCCAAGCAAAGATAAATCCAGAAAATCCTCTGTATCCAAAACATCTTTTGTTCGAACAGATTCAATAATATCCTCAATCATTACCTGTAATTCGATACGCTTTAATTCATCCTTTGGATTAATTTGCCGGGCGATGCTATATGCTATATTGTCAATTTGATTCTTCAAATTATATTAGTTTTATACAAAACTAATTGACCAATATGACATATGCTGTATGAATAAAGAAATATTGTATATTTTTATCTTATTAAAAATATAATCGTTCTCTTTTAAAATAATAGTACACCTGTACCCAGGAAGTCTAATTAATCATTGGATTATTCTCAAGATAATCCTCACATCTTTTAGTTCTATAAAAGAAAAAATTATCTGTATCTTCAAATAAAGCTTTTACAAATTTAATGAAGCCTAATGCTTCCAGGTGTGAAGCCGCTTTTTTACATTCGTTCACAGACATTGATTCTTTAAACCAATTAGCATCCAGTGCTTCCATTTTACTCAACCCTCTTAGGATTATTTTCTCTTGATTCGAAAAATTCATAATTATAATTTATTTTAATATTAATACATTGCAATTATATAAAATAAAGATTATAAATGCAATACCTACATTTGTAGCTAGTCTTGTTTAGCCACAAAGGAAGGCAGTTTTTGTATTGTTTTGAGGTTGAAAAAAATGTACTTTATGCAAAAAAAAACTTTTCACCACTAATATTGATTTTTTCACATAGGTTAATTAACCAATTTTCTAACAGACTTAACAAATTCGCTGTATATTTTTGTTTTCAAAGGAGCAAAGTAATTAATGACAGAAAATCAGAAATCGTCTGCAAGCTTAGATGCAGATGATAAGGGAACTAATTTCAAATTTATACTTGCGGATATTGATACAGCACTGGAAATACCACTTTTCAGGGGTGGGCTTCGTGCAGGCTTTCCAAGTCCGGCAGATGATTATGTAGGGGATAAAATCGACCTGAATAAACGGTTGGTCAAGCGTCCCGCGTCTACATTCTTTGGTATTGTAGAAGGAGACTCGATGAAGGATGTAGGTATACTTTCGGGTGACCTTGCCGTTATAGACCGTTCCATCCCTGTTACACATGGCAGGCGGATACTCTGTTGTATCAATGGTGAGTTTACCATTAAGTTTATAGAATACGACAAAAAGAATCCCGATATAATTTGGCTGGTTCCCGCCAATAATGAGTACAAAAAAATAAAAGTAACATCCGACAGTAATTTCATTGTCTGGGGAGTGATAACCTATACAATAACCCCGCATATCGATAAGTTTAATTAATGTTTGCATTGGTTGACATAAACAGCTGTTATTGTTCCTGCGAGGAGATTTTCAATCCCAAAATCAAAGGAAAGCCTATTGTTGTTCTCAGTAACAATGACGGTTGTGTTATTGCCCGGAACAATCCTGTTAAGAAATTAGGTGTAGAAATGGGAGTACCCGCCTATCAGATAAAGGAACAGGTGAAACGGTACGGTATAGAAGTCTTTTCTTCCAATTATCAGCTTTACGGTGATATGTCAACCCGCCTGATGTCTACCCTGCAGACATTCGTTCAGGATATGGAAATCTATTCCATTGATGAAGCCTTTCTGGATATGGCAGGCTTAGAGCATTTCGGATTGAATGAATATGGTCACAAAATAGTAAAAACCATATTGCGGGATACCGGCTTACCTGTATCGATGGGTATTGCCCCGACAAAAACACTTTGTAAGGTTGCCAATAAGTTCGGAAAGAAATACAAAGGCTACAAAGGGGTATGTGTAATAGATACCGAAGAAAAGCGGATAAAAGCACTCAAACTGACCGATGTTTCCGATGTCTGGGGAATTGGCAGACGCCTGACCAAACGACTTAATGCAAAAGGAGTATTTACAGCCTATGAGTTTACCCAGCTTTCACGCTCTTATGTACGTAAATACTATACAGTGGTAGGTGAAAGGATGTGGCTTGAATTAAGAGGTATCAAATGCTATGAACTGGAAGAAGCCCCGCCCCTGAAGAAACAGATATGTACATCCAGGGCTTTTGGTGACTATGTGACCGATATCGAAGGTATGAGGGAATGTGTATCTACCTATGCATCCATTTGTGCGGAAGAACTGCGCCAACAAGGTACATTTGCAGCATCCCTGATGGTGTTTATACATACCAACCACTTTAACGAGACGCACGACCAGTATGCACAGAACTGCGTTATCAAACTGCCTGTACCTACAAACAGTACCTTGTCAATAGTAAAGGCAGCAATGGAAGCTTTGAGTTATATCTACAGGCCCGGATATAAATATAAGAAAGCCGGAGTAATCATCACAGAGATAACCCATGCCGTACAAACCAACGTCTTCGATAAGACAGACTGGGATAAGCATAAAAGGCTGATGGAAGTAGTAGATAATTACAACAAAGGCTTTATCTCGAATCAATTGAAACTTGCCGTACAGGGAACAGGCGGTAAAGACTGGAAACTGAAACAGGAGAAACTATCTCCACGATATACCACACAAATAAAAGAAGTGATGCGCATTAACTGTAGGATATGAAATAATAACGGTAGACATAAGCCTACCGTTATACACAAATGCTATTATCATTTACTATTAACCCTTATTCTGGTGCTTTCTTTAATTGTTGATATTAATTAAATATAAATCAAATTTCTATACAAAAGGCTCAATAGTAACATCCCATAAATTGATACCTACTCTCATAAATGTTGTATATAAGTTTATAGGTGCCCTATATGAATAAGAGAATATTCTGGTATCAAAAGGATAGCGAAAATACCACTCTTCTTCACCTGATGGAATATATACTTTAGTTGTAGAACCATCTTTATAATATAATTCAATATTTGATGAAGTAATATCATAAGTAGAAGGAATAATTATAGTATAAACATCTCCGTTACTTATATATACATTGTGAGAAAGATTTACTTTTTGTCCTGTTAGGTTTCCATAAATATCAGTTACATCTGCTGTAAATCCAATTTTATAATAATTATCAGTTCCCCCATAAGGCAAGCCTCGAGTCATTCTCACTTGAATGTAATCATAATAATTCCGTGATATTCTGTAGGATTGTAAAGTATATCCAATTATCTTTTGAAATTTATAACTACTACTCATAGTGTCCCCGTTCCTATTACAAATATCATCATCACTTATATAAAATGAATCTTTATAAGTCGGGCTATAATATTCTCTGATAGCTACTGTTCCTTCAATTTGTTCGCTAAAAACGTATCCTATTAATGTTTTTGCTCTCCCCGGATAAGGGTCTGATTCTCCTGGCTTCATTGTGAAAAGAATAGTATTGTCTATCTGCGAAATATATACACTATATAATGGTAAATCTGGGCGAGTTCCATTAAAATAAGTATCAACGGTATTAAAGAAATAAAATGAATTTCCCTCATAGCTATAATTCTTTCCATAAAATTGCTTCTGGATACCATTTGGAATATAATCAACATTACTATAATTTTGCGGACGCTCTTTACCATAATAATGGTCTGCATTAGTCGAGTTATCATGCCTATAATATCTATGCATTAACCCTATTGATTCAAGAAACGGTTTAGTAGTTGTACTACTAGCCTTTGTTTTCACAGTATTACCATCTATAATTTCATCTACAACAGGAGAGGAATCTAGTTCGTTATTAACAACTATCTCATCATTGGAGCAGGAATAAAACCCCACTACTAAAAAGGACATAAAGACGTAAAATAATAGTTTTTTTTGCATAATTCATTAAATTTTGTATTGCAGCAATATCGCTATATAATGATAAACTTATCAAAAATAATTGCACTTTTTTAACAATTGTTTTTCGATGTGACTTTTTATAAACTGGAAACTTTCTATTTGCATGCAAATCAGTATATTATTGTTAATCATATATGACTTTTTATTATATCTACATTTATCGCTTTTTTTAAACTATACATATTCTGACTTTGTTATACACACAAATAGAAATTTATGTGCTTCCATAATTCCATGAGCGCAAAGGCTCAGAAACTTGCATCCCGTTACGGACTTAAAACCGATGTTGTAGAAATTTACAAGGATATATTAAATGAGCGTTACCATGTCAATGCTTTCTCCAATCCGCTTTGTTATGCCGTAACAGACAGTGACGAGTTAGAAGCGTTTTACTGGGGATTGATACCTTTCTGGGAAAAGACATTGAAGGATGCGGAGAAAGTACGTACAATGACGTATAATGCACGTTCGGAGACTGTATTTGAGAAGCCGTCATTCAGGGAGCCGATTAAATCGAGACGGTGTATTATACCATCTACAGGATACTTCGAATATCATCATAATACTGATAAATCAACCACTCCCTATTATATTTTTCTCAAAAGCCAGGAAATATTCTCAATGGCCGGAATATATGATACTTGGGAAGATAAGGAAAACGGTGATATCTACAGTACATTTTCAATTATTACTACAGAAGCCAATCCACTCACAGCCAAGATACACAACGGAGGCAAGAACCCACACCGTATGCCTGTTATCCTATCTCGTGAAGATGAAAGCAAATGGATTGACCGGAATTTAAGTAGAGAAGATGTCATCGAACTGATGAAGCCTTACAAAGAGGGAGATATGGATGCTTATCCAATCAACAGCAACTTTATTAAGAAAAATCCGAACGATGAAAGTATTATAGAGAAGGCTAATCTTTCTACTCTATTCGATATGTGATATAAACACCGTCTCGGGTAAATATAGCTTCGTTTAATTCTACATTTTTAATAATAGTCTTACAGAAACACTTTCCTTGTGTTTGGGGTAGTTCTCTAATTATCTCTATGTCACCTTTCTTTTCTGCCTCACTTATCTTGCGGATAAGATACACTTCTTCATCGAGAGCACGCTCAATCTTGTCTGTGAATTTCATAGTTTACTTTTCTGATAGTTCTTTCAAAGTTAATAAAACAGATTGAACTAAGTCTGACAAAATTGTCTTTTTCCAAAAAATGTTTTGATTTATATTTTATTATAAAACAAAGCCATGTTATCATATCCTGAGTATTCTTTTGTTCAGTTTAGCAATGATTTGGATGATTGTCAATGCTGTACCCTTTTAGAAGTTGCAGAGGCTTCTGATTTATCTTTTTATATTAACTATCCTTTAAGCTACGAAAGAATAAATGTTCTTTTAGAATCCGGTGCACTTGCTTTGTCTGGTAATACATTTGTAGAAGTCGTAGGATATAGGAGAACATCTTCTGCTATATCAACTGCAATAAGAATAGACAGAAACAAAGAATATTATTTTACAGGAAGTATACAGCAAATATATGAGAGACCAATTTATGGTGTAATGTTTTATGATAAGGATATGAACAATATATCCGGAGGGGTTGGCGGTATAAACAATCTTTATAACCGCATGCGTCTTGAAATACCCAAAGATGCAGTCTTTCTTGTATCATGTTCTTATCAAACGGATCCTGTCATTGAAATATCCTCTAAGGCTGCTTTATTTTTATGTGATATTAGCGGACAGGTTATAGCATCAATAGGAGGGATATCAAGAGGCTGGACCACACTTAATGTAGAGTTATCTGATTATATTGCCTGTGGAGATTGTTTCAGGCTTTTAGTAATTGAATCTGACGTAAGCTATTATTCAAATACGTTTTTATATAATCCTACTACAAACCATTCATTTCTAACTTTCAGGAGTGATAATACTTCTTTTTTTCCATTCGAGCCTGATAAATGGATGTCTCTGAGATTACCCATAAGATTGATAAACAGAAATTCTGTCACAGAAAAGGAAGAGTATATTGATGCAAATGGCCATATATGGAACCCAATTAAACAGAGACGGGATAAATATGATTTAGAAACTGATTATTCAACTGATGATTTCCATAAAAAGCTTGAAATTATTCTACTTCATGAAGAAATCTTAATAGATGATATGGAGATAAATGAGACAGGAGACTACCAAATTAACTATGAAGACGAACTGAGCGAAAATGAAATTAAATTACATAAAGCATCTTCTGAAATATCGACTCACGAAGTGACAAGGATGCGAAATTATTAGGTCTGATGGCAATACAAAATAAGATATCTAGAAAATAATCATATGCCAACAAAGAATTCGAAAGAAGAAAATAAAATAACACCCGATTTTGTAAAAGCGGCTTTTAATTTTAGACACCCAAATTATCAGCTGACGATTAGCCTGGCAAGACAACTTAAAATTCATGCCGAAGGATTATTTCCGGAAGAACTTATAGCTGTACGCCGCCCCTCCGAATCACAGGCAACTTTTGAATATCGAAAGCGGATTTATCAACCGGTTACTCAGGAGCCAATAGGGAAAGTTTTAACTGAATTACAAAAGATAAGAAGGTCTCAGGATTGGAATATTACTTATGATAATGAAGCTCCAAGTGTAATTGATACCAAAGAAACACTTGAACAATATTGTGAGTTTAATTACCCGGGATTCACATCGTTAACGAATTGGGCTTTCTCAGAATTACTCAAAAGATATTTGATAGATGCAAATTCATTTGTCGCATTGACTTTTGATGAATTGCCTAAAACAGCGAATGAATATCTGAAACCTAAAGTAGAATTATTTTCTTCTGAACAGGTATTGGACTTTGTGGAAGGGGAACATGTCGTTCTGAAAAGTGCAGATAAAAATGTATATAAAACTGGTAATAACAGGATTTATCAGGGAGATATAATTTATATTATAACAACAACACAGATTCACAGATACAAACAGGTAGCCGGTAAAAGTAATCTGGAATTAGATTTTAACTTCAATCATAATCTAGGGTATTTACCAGCTTTCAGAGCAGGTGGAGAATATAAATGTCGGATAAATAACGATACTGTTTATCAGAGCCGTATTCATTATATGCTTTCTGAGTTAAATGAGGCTGCAAGGGAAAACTCTGACTTACAGGCAGAGGTCGTACAACACATTCATTCAGAAAAATATTATTACACAAATACAGAATGCCCTTCCTGTAAAGGAAATGGTCATACCAGAGATAATGATAAAACAACTGAATGTAGCCGCTGTAATGGTTCTGGCAAAATTGTTAATGTTTCACCATATGGAGCATATCCAGTAGACTTGGCCAGAATTGGAGAACAGGCTGTACCTGCTCCGCCAATGGGATATGTTCAGAAAGATACATCAATAGCAAAACTTCAGGATGAAAGAGTTGAGAAGCATATCTATAAAGCTCTGGCATCAATAAATATGGAATTCCTTTCAAAAGTGCAATTAAGCCAGTCAGGAATAGCCAAAGAAGTAGATCGCGATGCACTGAATACCTTTGTTAACTCTATTGCTGAAGATATTGTCCGGATTCTTGACAATGTATATAGATTTATTTGTGATATTAGGTATTCAGTCATAGTACCGAACGAGGAAGAACGAAAAAAACTATTGCCGAGGATTGCAGTTCCGGAAAGATTCGATATTCTGAATTCCAGTTATTTTATGGATGAGATTGTAAAGTCTGATGGTAAAATCAATGCATATCTAAAGAAAAATCTTGAAATAGAGTATATCCGTAAGAGGTACAATGCAGATCCGGATAAAGCTGAAGAGTTACAATGCATATTTGATCTGGATCCTTTTTATGGCAACAGCCAGGATGAAAAAATGACTATGCTCTCTAATGGAGGAATAACTGAGTTGGATTATGTTGTCAGTTGTAACATTGTCCAATTAGTTAACCGAGCCTTAAATGAATATGAGAATTTTCTCGGAAAAACATTCAAAGAAAGAAGCGGTATAATAACTAATTATGCAAAAGACATAATACAAGCAAATATGCCAAAAGAGATTATTAAGAAGGAGCTTAATGATGGAGAAGGACCTACAGGAAATATTGAAGATAATTAATGATGCACCCGCTGAATTTCTGAGACAGTTATCTAAAACTGAGAAAGAAATTTACGAAAGAGTTTTGGGTATTATAAAGGAATTAGATGTTGACTCTACAGGAAAAATTAAGCCATCGATTGCTAACCTGAAGAAGTTGGAGGATATAAAAGGACATTTAGGTAAGAGCCTGTTATCAAAGGAATATCTTAATTCTGTAAAAGGGTTTGTAAAAAAGTTTCAAGCTATATCTGTACTTCAGAAAAAACTTTTTGATTCAGAAAAGCCTATATTAAAAACAATAACGCTTCTTGCTATAGATAACACTCTTGATACTTTAACAGGTAAAGGATATACAGATACTGTTGTGAGACAATTGCGGGATATTATTCAGACTTCAATCACTTCAGGAGGCTCGTATAAAGACCTTACATTAAATATTGAAAAACTTGTAACAGGCGACAATGATAAACAAAGTATATTGAAGAAACAAGTACAAGTTCCAGTAATGGATGCTTTAAGCATATATTCAGCCGAGTATACAAAGCTGATAACTGAAGATTTAGGATATGAATGGTATGAATATATCGGTTCCAATAAAACTACTACACGAGAATTCTGTGAACATATGACCAATAAAAGATATGTCCATAAATCGGAGATTCCTACTTTATTGACGGGATTAATAGACGGATATCAATGTAAAACAGGAAAAAATGGTTTACCTCTTGGAATGTTTGATGATACAAATATTCAGAACTTCCAAGTAAACAGAGGTGGTCATAATTGTGGTCATCAGCTCTGGCCTATATTAGAGAGTAAAGTGCCACAAAATATTAAGAAAAAAATAGAAGGCAACATTAAGTAATCCGGGATAAAAAATCTTTCGACTTATATTTTATTATATAGAAACTTATTTAAAACGAATAATTATTTATTATGAACAAGTCGAATTACATTAAAGTAACTAGCAAAGAAGGCAAGTCTTCAGTAGTGTTGGCATCAAATAAATCCTTTTATGAATCTCAGGACTACAAAATAAGCGAACCTAGTCAAGAGGAAATAAACACAAATTTCCCTAGTGGTCACAAGTCGACTGGTAGTGTTGTAAATATAGATACATCAGCGACTGATAAAGCTCTGGAAAAGATGCAGAATGCCCTAAAGGAAGAAAAGGCGGAGCATGTTAAGACTAATAAACTTCTCACAGAAGAACAGAAAGGGCATAAAAAAACGAAAGAAACATATGATAATCTTCTCTCCGAACATGAAAAGATACAGAATGCCCTGCAGGAAGCTGCATCCAATATCAATAAATTGGAAACAGAGATAGCCAATTTAAAATCAGGAAAATAAATATATTGACTTATGAAACTAGGAGATTTTCTCAATACACAGGCATCCAAATTAGGATTGCAAAACGACCCTGCGTTAATCGCATTATTGTCAAATTCAGAATTAGCAAATAAAGAGATAGACGATAAGTTTGCTAATCCAATGAATGAAGGCTTAATGTCATTCGAAAGCGCAAAAAACAATTATAATCTTAAAAGCCATTTCTCGGCTCAAGTTCTTAATTCCGTCGATGCTAAACTGCTTGAAAATATGGACAAATTTGATTTAGATGAGGAAACTTTATCGAAAATTAAAGAGGAAAAAAACTCATACAATAAGATTCAGTTGGCAAAGGATGCTATAGGAGCATCTATGGAAAAATTGAAGACAACTGGTGATACGGACGGAAAGACGAAACGTGCCGAAATGGAAAAGCAAATTAACGAACTCAACAATCAGCTTTTCAACTTGAAAGAAACACATGGAAAGGAAAAAGCTGATTGGGAGTTAAAGTACAACAATGAGATTAAGGACTTTCTTTTTACCAATTATCTGGCATCTAAAAACTATGCTAATAAAGAATACTCTATTGAAGAGAACTCCGCATTTGCCAGAATGCTTATTGAAAAAGCATTGAGGGAAGAAAATGCTGTAATTGTTAAGGATGGTGATAAGCTCGCTTTGAGAAATGGTGTATCCCCTGATTTAGAATTTTATGACAAGGATAATAAGAAGATTTCCTTTAATGATTTTTCTGACAAGATACTTGCTTCTAAAAAAGTTCTTACAGTCTCAGCACCTAGTGAAGGAATCAAACCTTCAAATACAACTCCCCAAACGGTAGAAACAAAGATATTGAGTGGGGATAAAACAACTATGTTCAATGCTGCAATACAGCAGTCTTTGGGCGACTTAAAACAAGAACAATGAATTTAATTGGATTTGTACAAGCTTTGCTTGTGAATATTGGAGTTATCGCGGGTATTGATAACCCACAATACAAAGTTACCCCAGCAGGTTTCCTTCAGATGTTGCTGGAAAATCCTACTACTGCAAAGATATCAAATGCAAAAGATATCAGAAATGGTATGGAACGTGAATTGAAAGTACGTTATATGCAGCGGGGACTTGAAAGTGATGTTACGGATATCGACGATTGTGAAACTCCTATTACTCCGGAATGGAAAGAGACTTCTATAGGTAGGCCTTTGTTCTCCAAGATTGGTATTTATATATCTGATGAGGATATGCGGAAGTATCAGAATGAAGCTTCGCAAACATTGGCTGCCGGAACTCCGTCAGCACCATTAATGGTAGCGCTATATGAGACTATTCTGGTGAAATTACAGGGATTGATCCAAAAAATAGATGGAAATCTTTTATCTGCTCAAGCTACAAGATGGGGAATAAATGCAGTAACAGGTGCAAATACAGCTCAGACAATCACCTTTAGTAATACTCCGATGATGAATGACGGTATTGTTAAATTATTGTCAGATTATCAAATGAATGAGATGTATGATATGCCGATGATAGTTGGAAATGGAGCTGTCATGAACTATAATGCATTGCAGTCTCTGAAGAGTGGAAATGACATTGGTGGATTTGGTTCAAATAGGACATTTAGACCTTATATGGATATTGCTTCTATAGGTAAATGGGGGGCTAATCATTTTGGTGTTTTTACGCCTGGATTAATTGGCTTTGTTGACTTTAATAAAAATGTTGGAACATTTGCTGGTGATAAAGGAGGGGCGATGTTTTTTACGATACCAGTCCCTGTCCAATTGGCAAATGGTACTTTATCTTCTTTAGTTTTTGATGCTCAATTATGGTATGAAAAGTGTCCAATATTTGACGATGGGGGTAATAAGATAGCTGATAGGGGATGGAAACTTTTATTAAGTAAACCATACGGTCTGTTTAATGCACCAAGTGATATGTTCGCAACTGGTGACCGTCTGGCTGGCGTGAATGGTTCTTTCCATTATATAGGTTCTACTCAGGATGGAACGATTGTGGCTCCGGCTACCGGTTCTATTTGGGCAAATACATAATTCTTTTTTGAAGTGAACTGTTTAATAGGTTTCGTAGGTTTGTCAAGTAGTATTGAGGTTTCAGGCTCTGGTCTGTACCTCAATACTCTTCCCAAAATCAATATTGTTTCAGTAAATAAGATTGCAGACGAGGATCAGAAAAATGGTGACCCGAACCTCAATTTTAAAAAAGTGATGGAAGATGTAGAATCCAGGACAATTAACCGTTTCAGGACTGAATTCATCATAGAACTGAATAAATGTTACAGAATCAGCAAAAGAGAAATAGCTGAATGTCTTATTTGCGAAAACAAAGAGTTGCTAGCCGTTGCTTTACAATACCTGATGGGGGTGGAAATGATGACAGAAGTAATCACTTCTTCCCGAATAAACAGATATACGACTATTGACAAGATAACTGCTCAATATATAAGACCTGAATTTGAAGAACGGTTTTATTCCGAGTTGCATGTTGCTGTTATAGGTATTGATATTGAGGGTTCAGACTGCTTCCCCGATGATATCCCAGACCATAATTGCTTTATATCTTATGTTGAAGAAACCCCATGATAAATATCTCAATAAATAATGAACTTTCTGATTTAGCGGACAAATTAAAGTCTGTTGATATGAATACTTTATTGAGAGAATTAGCCGTAAATGTACTTCCTGATATAAGACATAGAGTTCATGTTGAAGGTAAAGCAGAAGACGGCTCAGCTATTGGGACATATTCGAAGGGATATATGAAAATCAGAACAGGTAATTATCCTGAAACTGTAATATCCAGAGGAAAGAATAAAGGTCAGTACAGAGAGAAGAAATCTAAAGGTCAGGCTGGAATATTCACTAAAGGTAATCATAAAGGCAACCCAAGGCCAACATATAATAGGACAACTGATACTGGTGTGATACTTTCGTTGACCAGACAGATGGAAAATGATATGATCGTAATTCCGACTGATAATGGATATGGAATTGGTTATTCAAATGAGTTAAACTACAATAAAGCTGTCTGGAACGAAAAGAAATATAAAAAATCTATCTGGAATCTTTCCACTGATGAAACTAATACAGTAAGGTCAGTTGCTGAAGAATTCATAAATAAAGAGCTGAATGATTGAAGAAGTTATTGACGGGATAAATCAGAACATTCTTTTTAGAGCTGAAGAATTGTGTAAACAAGGTAATCCAATGTTAAATGGATTGGCTGAACCTATTCTAATAAAGTCTGAATATGAAAATGAAGATAAAAGCGGTTATCCTGCAATAATTGATAATGAAGGAGAATGCAAATATGTTTTTGCTGATGATAATTATTCTTTTGGAATATATCACAGATTAGTAAACAGAGCTTATACCGTTATTAAAGGCTATGGAGATACGAATCGAGATGCCCGGATTGATGAAATTATACTTGTCTGCTGGGGCTTTAGGAATCAACTTGAAATGAATTCTGTAAGTTTTGAAAATCAGATTATAGTCCCTTCATTGCCTAAAGAAGCAATTCTCGTCCAATCGAACTTTGACCAGTTCAGTGTATACAATAATGAGTTCAAGAATATAATATACAATCTTATTCCTGAATTATTCTTATTCTCGGTAAAATACAAAGTCCAATACATTTTTGATAGAGAATGTATGGAAATAAGTGAAGAAAATAAATGTCAATAATATAATAGTTATGGCAATAGTATATAAAAAATGTGTAGAAGATGGAAATGTTCCTGAATACCTGTGTGATCCATGTGTGATAACCGAAAAAGGAAGAGTTCGAGGAACTGCATACATCCATAAATCATTGAAAGATGTTTTGGAGGGGGAATCCTCTACCCCTGGAATTAAGAATGTAGAATTAAAAGCGTGGTGGGAAACTCAGATTCTTGCCGGCTTGATTAAGGTTATTCCAAAAACAAGAGGAACCTATGATGGAGGAACTTCTAACATGATTACCGGATATGGAGATGTATCTGAAATCAAGTCGAACAAAACACACACTCTTGTGTTCAGTGATCCTAATCATAAAGGGAATGATGATTTCTGGCAGGGTATGGAGAATGTTGCAACAGATTATCTAATAGCATGGAGAACAGAAACAGAGTTGAGAGTAGCCAATGCTCCTCTTGATAATATTGATGCTCAGGATGCTGTTGAAGAAGATATTAATTCTGATGTAAGATGGCAAGTTACCAATACATGGAGACAAAACAAACCAAAGATGAATGTTGCAATATACAATCTGGGTGATGTCAAAGATGTGTTTGATTGTATTGATGAAGAAGCTTCAAATCCTTAATATTGAAAGGAGCATTGGCTCCTTTCTTTAAATCTTATTATATGGGGCAAATCAATAAATACCAGGGAGAAGATATTGCTTTTTCTATAAAAGTTTATATAGACAGTTCCAAGACAGAGATGATTGATCTGGATAATGTTGCTGAAATTGTGGTTTATATCTATACAGATGGATGCAGGAAAGCAATGTTTTCAAAAACAAGTAGATCCGGATATGTCCAGTTACAGAAAGCAAGCATAAATGAATATTTTGGAATTATCCCTTCAGATATTACAAAGTTGATGGCTTACGGAGCTCTTACTCTGGAAATAAATATTGCGGAATCAGAAAAGGATCTTATTGCGGATAATTGGAACTTTATAGAGAAAGCAGTTATTGGCTCATTAAAGAAATCGCTAATAAAAATTGAAAGCTGATGAGTGAATTATTAAATAATGCAGTCATTGAGATTGTTATTGGAGGAGCAATTAATGTCACTAAAACAGAAGAGTTCCGGAGAAGGATTGCTTTCGTCGCAGAAAAGACTGAGATTCTTATTCCAATAGGAGAAAACATGACTTTATATAAGGCAAAAGCAAGAAACGTGTCCAGCCTCTCAATAAAGCCGGCTACTTCATCAGTAACTACATGGCAAAATGTGCCTTTAAATTCTGATATATCTATAAGTATCAGTGGTAATTATGATCTTTTGGCCAAAGTTGAAAAATCTTCTACTGATTCAGAATCATCTGTTTATTTATTCACATCCGTAATTGAGTAGCCATGATATACGAGGTAACTAAAGACGAAAAGGTATTTGAAGTAGATGACACAGTTTTCTTCAATGACCAGGAAAAAGTATTTCAGGATGCTTTTAATGAAAACAGACAGGGTGATAATGTAGAATTTGACAATGCTTATGTCATATTGCTGAATTCCGGTAGAATAATAATCACAATAAAGGAAAACAAAGATGGCGGATTATAGTTTTAAATCGAAATATTGGGTAAATGGAATTGATTTGGATACATTAGCATTCACTAAATATTATTTTTCACCTGTTGTTCAGAATGGGGGTGATATGTCAATTAAAAATCCGGCAAAAATACCAGCAAATTCCCCCTCCGCACCCTATATAAATATATTGGCAAATGGTGTGTATAAGCCTTTTACAGCAAACACAGCAAGTGGCTCATATTGGATTGGTAATGGCATGTATAGCACATATCTTAAATCGTGGTATAATTATGTGAATAGGCAAAACACAACTCTAAATATAGCTGATATGACAATTGAAGCCTGTTCACTTGGTGGCTCAACGTCAGGTTCTGATATAAGGACTTTCAATTTTTATAATTGTAGGTTATTGTCTTACCCTAATCCAATTACATCAGCAGGTTTCAGGGTATTGAATATATACAGGTCTGTCATAGAGGGGGCGGACACATGGAATGGGTTGAGTAGTGCTAACTATAACAGTTTTATTGATTGTGAAGATGTCAATATATTAACTTCACTTAGTTTGTATGGAAATTGCAGCATTACTATTGACAGTGCTAATAAATTGACTACATACCTCAATACTTATGTGGCATTTAACGATTGTACATTTAAAATTGGCAATGAAAGTAATTGGAAAGCCCTAAACGGCACAACAGAGGCTGATTTTAGATCTGATTTTATGGCACGTTGCGAGGCACAAGGATGGACTGTACCAACCGGATCTGAGTTCGGTGATGTAGAAATGCCAATGTACCGTTGGGTGTTTGCAAACGGCGCATCTAAAAATGGAGTGCCTGTACTAAATGGTATAATCCATATTTTTGAAAAACGCAGGTTTATAACGTTTGGCTATGAAGCTAAACGCGAAGGCTTTACTATTTCCACTGATAAGACGGTAAAAGACAGTATCAATCCAGGCAATCCTAATTCGGGCTTACAATTCGGTTCTAATGAAATATCATTTCCAGCAACAACAGATATAACAAATCGGGTGACAAGCTATGTCACATCAGGCATTAAATGGCTGGGTGGTAAAATGAAAATAACCGATTTGAATGTTATTCATAATATGACAGTGGATTTTGGGTTAATGGTAGATAATACATCTACAATAGATTTTACACCTGTTACATCCGGTAATATACAGGCTGATGAACTTTATATTGTTCGTTCATCAGATAAAAAATATGCTGCTATAACATACAACGGAATTGGTTTTAATACGGCATTAGCTAATGATGTACAAGTGTTTAAAGGCATTGCCGGGTTAACAGTGTTTACTGTTGCATCTGGTAATCCTGTTATATATAAGTTGACTGATTTTGTACAACATCAGACTATAGAAGTACGGATAGTAAACAGAATACCGACCGGAAATATAACAGCAGGCACTGCACTTACTTCTGGTTATTGGTATTTTATTGAACATGACACAGAACAAAATAATACAACTGACTATGTGACTTATGGTGGTGTAAACTATTATGTTGGAAGTTCATTCCTGGCCAGTGGAACGGCTACATTCACGAAGTCAGGGAATGTGCATTTGCGCCGTTGCTGGAAAGATGCTTTTGACTTTGCGACTGAAACATTAGATAAAACATTTTGGCAAAACGAGCAAAAACCGAAATGGTGCAAAATAGTTCTGGGAGATACACCACGTTGTGTTATGACTGCCAATTCAAATAAGCAAAATGAAATGCAGTCCGATGCAAATGGTGACTATATCACAACAGGCAATCCGGCATTTTATCAGTCAGAAATGGGTGATGCTGGAATTGCAATCCCTACATTCCCAATACAGGGAACTTATATGCAAATGAGATTGACTGTCACAACTATAAATCCAATGTAATATGGTTGATTTTGATAATGGTTTACCAGCATCCGGTACAGATATAACCGGAAATAATGCCAACAGTGCATTAATAAGTACAAAGGAGATTAGAGAAGAATCAGCACAGTCTGTAGGAAGTGTATTGATAGAATCAAAAGAATTTCGTGGTGAAGCTGATTTTAGCGTGACTCGTGTAGTGATGGAAAAAGAAGAGGCTGGAAAGAACACACTATTCATGTATTATTTATAGCTTTTTTTTTAATAGAATTAATTCTTCTGGTAATAGCAATTAGAAAAAACACTAAACTATATATTTTAATATAAAAGCCTATAAATACATATTATGACTTATACCGATAGTTTTTTACTTGGATTACTAGACTTCTTTACCTGGGCAAAATGGTTCTTAATCCTTGCATTTGTCTTAACAATGGCAGACCTTAAATTTGGCATTGCAGCATCAAAATATAGGGGTGAAGAAGTAAAAAAATCAAAAGCCGTTAGGCGTACACTGGATAAGATATGCAGTTATGCTATCTGGGTTATAATGTCCTATACTTTTGGCCAGGCATTCGGACTCCCTTTTGGTATTGAGTTACTTCCTATGCTTATGTTGATAGTCATATATGGTGTTGAGTTGGAAAGTATTTATGTCAATTACTTTGCTTCTAAAGGAAAAAATGTAAAAGTAAATATTTTGAAATTTTTCGGTAAGAAAGCAGACATAATTGAAATAGAAGAAAAGGAGGACAAATATAATGGCAAAAGTTGAATTGTTAGCCCCTTTTATACTAAGGTGGGAAGGTGGTTACGTTAACGACCCTGACGACCTGGGAGGAGCCACAAACAAAGGTATCACTATAGCAAGCTATAGGCATTACCGGTCATTAAAAGGATTTAAAACCACTACTATAAACGACCTGAAAAATATAACGGATGATGAATGGATGGACGTTCTTAAGACTCTCTACTGGGATAAATGGAAGGCTGACCAGATAAATAATCAGTCAGTAGCTAATATTCTTGTTGACTGGGTTTGGGCTTCCGGTAGTTACGGGATAAAACGACCTCAAAAGATTTTAGGAGTTACACCGGATGGAATAGTTGGGCCAAGGACCTTAGCTGAAGTAAATGAATATCCAGACCAATGGGAACTCTTTGACAAGATAAAAGCTGACCGGATAAAGTTTGTGAATGAAATAGTAGAATCCCGTCCCCGAAACGCAAAGTTTAAGAAAGGCTGGCTGAATAGAATAAACGCATTTAGATATGAAGAAAATAATTAAGATAACGATACTTCTTTTGCTTATTTCCCTCTTGTTTACGAACTGCAAAACAAATACTATATATGTACCTGTTGAGAGTATTAAAATTGAATATAGGGATAAGTTATTGCGTGATTCAGTGTATTTATATGATTCTATATACTTCGAAAAGTATTTGAAAGGTGACACGGTATTTTTGACTAAAGAAAAATATAAATATCTTTATAAGGATAAGCTAATTCGTGATTCTATATTTAAAATAGATTCTATTTCAGTACCGTATCCTGTTGTAGAATTTCAGGAAGTAAATCGGCTAAATATCTTTCAATCTTTTCAAATATGGTGTGGTAGAATTCTTCTTTTATTGATATTTGGATTCGTGTGTTATAAATGGTATAATAAATAGATTTTACGTTGCGTTACATTTAAGTAATATTATTTTAGTTTGTAGGTGTCGTCTTGCTTGTGAAAGTAGGGCGACTTTTTTGTTAGCATAATTTTTTATAATATGCCACACCCAGAATATTAATTAACAAAATGGATATGCAATTTGCCTAAATAATATTAGAGGAATGTATTATGAGGTAGGTGACGTTTATTTTTGTAATGAAAAGCAACATAAAACTACTTAATACATGGATAAAATTGAACAAATTGACACAAAACGTATTAACAGAAAAAAGAAATTACAACAATTACTTCTCATACACATACAACTAAATGAAATAAAAGAACTTATTGTAAGTGATAAGGATATATCTAATAATCAAAAAGAAAAGTTTTTACATATGTATATAAACACTATAAGGCATATAACCATATTGAATTATTATCTGGATTATTTTACAACTTCCAGAACATTAGAGTATGTTTTTGAAAAGATTCTTCGTTTTTTCTCAAAATTTATTAAGGGTACAAGAAAAAAGTGAGGTTTTGAGAGTCACATTTTTGCCATTATTTTAAGTGTCACTTTTCATGTTAAATGTGACTTGGATTTTGGAACTGTAAATTATATTGGCTTTATTTTTAGGTAGATATATTCTAAAATGTGACTTTCTATTTGTGAATTTTCTTTAAAGGCGGAGTAATTATTATTTCGCCTTTTTGATGTTTTGAAGGTCACAACTGAAAAAATTAACTCTTTCCTATCTAATTAAATATAACCTTTGTTTTAACTACAACATAAATAAAATTATATACTATGGATGCACTGAGATTTTCACAACTTGAGAATAATAAGAAGGTAAATGAATTATTACAAGCATTAGAATTATTAAAAAAGATAGGCAAAATAATAAGAGAAAATTCTATTGCTTATGATACAGCCAAGGATAACGGCCTTTTAGGATATTATGAAGCAATTTTCGAGGTTGAATCAAAATATAGTGACCTTACGTTAGAACTATGTGATGCTATCGGGTGCTTAATATCTAATGAGCTTAGTAAAGTTATCTTGAAATAATCTATCTTTTTGAAAGATTCCAAATTAATCATCATATTGGTTCCTCATAATAATTCAAGAGTACCTTACTAAGAATTTATGTATATGGAAGCCACCTATTATTCGGAAATTTCATCTATTTTATTCTCTTCTTTTTCTTTTACCCCTGTAAAATAAGAATGTTCCTTTAGGCGTTTGGCATTATCTTCAGCGGATACCTTAATGTAATTTAAAGTCTGTTCTACTTTTGAGTGTCCCAGGAGATCCTGAATAAACTTTACATCTATTCCGGCAAGATACATATTTGTTGCTCCTGATCGGCGGGCTGTATGGGTTGTTATAAATTCGTATTTCGGACCAGTAGTGCTAACTCTTGTACCACCCCTTGTTTTAGTTAACTGTATCTCTTCAGTAATACCGGCTAGTTTTCCAATTTCTTTTATTTGCTTGTTATGCTTTTGACCGGATATCGGTCTGGGTAATATATTTCCTCTTTTCTCAAGTATGGCTTTGAGCAAATGGTGCATAGGTACGAAAACCTTTTTATCTTTCTTTACTGTCCAGATACCAACGAGCTCATTCCGAAAATTTGCATTCTCGAGCCTGGAGTAATCAGAATGACGTAATGCCGTGAAGCAACCAATAAGAAAACGATCCCTCTCTTCATTTAACGATTTTATTGCTGATTTCAGATTATTTGGACGAGGATCATAACCATTGTTGATGAGGAACTCCTCTGTAAAGTTCAAATGAAATATTTTCTCAATCTCTTCCTGGCTTAAATATATAGAGTCTGTATCTTCTTGTTCCGTTCTAAATTCCTCATCCTCATGAAATGTAAAATTATGAAGCTTCTGTCTTTTTGCCTGCCCCATGAAAGTTTTTATATCCTTGATCAATCCACCTATATAGTTCTTGGTATAATAAATATCCTTATCACCTTTTTTATAGGTGCTGGTGAGCATCCACTTCATGAACTGATTGTAGAAGTCAATATTAATATCTACAAATCTTAATCGAACCTTATACTTCTTTTCGAATGCCAGTAATTTATTGATTGTAGTCAGATAACTTTTCTTTGTTTCATATTTCCGCTGACTCTCATCTCGGTATTTTAGAGCAAAGTCAACGAAGTATTGCTCCTCTTCTTTGTCTGATATTCCACCTGATTGAACATTTATTTTCCTTATCTCAGCATCAATAGCATCTTTAACCATCTTCTGGGTTGGAATAATCAAACCAAAATTATTGAAAACCGTTTCAATAATCTTACCCCAATCGTCAATACGGGCATTAATATAAGAAGCTTCCGGATATTCACGAACCACCCGGCATCTGTGAGTCGCAGAATTCCAATATTTAACAATGACTGATTCGCCAATATATAATTCATACCTTTGTCCTTTGAATCTTATTACAGCTCTTACACTTGATGTCTTCTTATTTTTATATTTCAAGAAAAAATTTACATCCATAATTAAAGACAACGCTGAGGACAACGTTTAAGTTTAGTTTATACATTTAAGAATACAAAATAACAAAAAAATATTTTCTAAGGCGCTTATTTTTTGCGTTCTTATGATTGAGACATTAATAACCAAGTGCTTCCTTCATGCGCACAAGTAAAAATCCTCTGATTATCAATGAGATATCAGAGGTTTTCTTTTTTATAGTTCTTTATTTATCACCCTTCGGAATATCCTCGC